TTGGTATATGTTGTATTTCCTTCAAAAGCTATTGAAGGAGTGATACTTCCTGCCCCCTGTGCTTTACACCTAACCTGAAGAGTCTTTGCATCAATCTTTCCTCCTGCACCATCTACCTCAAGCGTAAGGAAAGAATTAACCGCCACCGTTGAAGCTCCTACATCATCTAATCCTGTATTCAGTTTGTAAACAAAACCATCAGAACCCCCACCACATTGCAGAACTGTAATAGCTCCACTTGCAGCTTCAACTTCTGTTATGCAGGTCAGTGCTTGACCAAGTGTGTCTGTCCCCCACGAACCATCTTCAACACTATAGAAAAGAAACGTGTTAGCCACTGTTGCAGAAGCTCCTGTGCAAAGTCCTATCCTTAAACCTTTACATGTTGAATCATACTTCAACCAATGCTTTTCTTCATACCCATCCCGAATACAATTTGTTGTGTCGGTTGAGTCAAAATACATCTTCACAGGGTCACTGACACACACTGCACATATCCCATCAGTTGCATACACACCCTTTCTTGAAATCCAATAAACCATCTTGGCATTTGATGCTTTTGGACTCTGGGGTGTAGGAACACCATCCACCGTTGCGTAGGCTTTTGAATTTACAATTCCTATATCTCCTGAGATTGTGTATTTCTGGAATGTTTCAGGATTGTATCCCTGGATTAAGGTGACACTTCCACCTTTCATTCCTATCTCCTCTTGCCATAACATTAAATGCTGAAAGAATGGAGTCATGGCTATAACTTTATTCGCTCTTCCATCATCGCTTACTCTAAAGGGCATTGAGTTTGCCCCATTAATGCAATTTACCCTATCTGTTGTTCCAATGTAAACAAAGTTTCCGTATTTGTCAAAAGACAAAACAGGTCTATCCTGCCATGTTGTGTTGCAAAGACCATTTCCAAAGTCTGCAATGTCGTAGAATGGCATACCTTCTATAGAGATTTGAGCATGGCGTGATGCCACTTTGCCGAACTTAAACCGATACCAGTATGCATAGAATGCACTGTTGTTAAATTGGGTTTTCTGTGCTGTGGTGGTGCGGGAGAATGTTACAAAACCAGACTTTGAGGCTACTGTTGAACCATCATTCAGGTTGGATACAGCAACCCAACCAGCTCCAGTCCAGACTTCAAAAGTCATTGTGTTGGTGGCTGTGTTGTCAAAGGTTAATGTTGCACTCTGTAAAGTCTCAGCTGTCAATGTTCCTGTTTCAACATAGATTCTGTTATATGAAACAGACTTTGCTTTTCTTGTGGCATTGTTGCTTGTCGTTCCTGTGATTACAATAGATTGACCTTCTTCAAAGCCATCTAAGTCAAATCGTGCTTGTTGCCATGTGATAGAATCATCACCTGTTCCCCCATCTACAAAACTTATATCACTACTTCCTGTGCTGACTGCTTTAATAATGTTGGGGGTGTTGGAAACAAAAACGTAAGCACCACATAACTTTTCAAGAGCACCAAAATATACATAATCGTCTGCATTGTTAAACAACCCTGCGATGTTTATTGCGTTGTATGAATAAGACTGGTATTTTAAACTTAACGCTTTGTAGGTTTGGGCTTCAGCAATAGGAGCTAAACCACCATCCCAAACATTCACCATAGGCTTCCAGTCTCCTGTGTAAACAACCTGTGCTATGGAAACTGTTGCATCCAACTGAACTGAGACATTGAAACGATACCAATAACCTGTTCTGCCAAACTGAAAGTGAGGGATTTCGTCTGTGGGGTGTGTCCATGTGATTATTCCAGATTTGCCCAAAGTAAGCCCGCCTGCTTCAGATGTCCCATCTGACAAACCTGCCAAAGATGCCCATGTTCCATCTGACTTCCAATACTGCCCTGCTAAGGCAGAAGCTGTGGTATTAAGATTAACCATTGTAAGTGTCAAAGAATCAGAAGGAACTTCTGTGCAGACATAAAAGGCGTTATAAGCTGCAAGAGTGTTGAGGGAATTTAAAACTGCAACCCTTGAAGTATCTGAATCAGTTACCTCATTAGTATAATCCTCTCCAATTTCAGGAATGACTGGGATTGCAGCAGAACCTTTGTAAACATGAAAACCTTTAATCATCTGTCCTGCGCCCGCATAAACCTGATGTCCTCTTTTGCCATCAGAATAGATTAAATTGTCATCCAACATTGAAACCGATGCCACCTTTGTGCTTGCTTTTGCAGCCAAGACTTCTGTGCCGAAATTACCTGTTGTGGGTGTTGGAGGTGCGTTTGTGGCTTTATGCACCGCACCATCTGCCCTCTGGGCATAAAGGTTATGATTGCCTGCTTTATCAACCTGCTGGAAAATGTTGTAAATTTCCTGTGCAGAGTCTGTTGTGGTGTGGAGTCTTGTTTGACCCATTCGGGACTTAAACCCAGGGTGCATGTCTCTGAGATTGTTTTTGTCAGAGAAACCTGTGAGTAAGGCTCTTTCTATGGCTTTGTTTACCCCACCAGTGAAGGGTATTCTTTTGGGTGGGGTGTCAACAACCTTACCACTTTTTGTTGTGTGTCCTATCATTGAGATTCACCTTCCTTTGTCCAAGTGTCTGATGCATCGGTTTGGGATTTGAATGTGTCTGAAACACCTTCTTGCTCCTTCCATGTATCCAATACTGGTTGTTTTTCCTTCCATGCATCTGTAACCAATCCCTGTGTAAGCCATGTGTCTGAGACAGACTTTTGTTTTCTCCAAATATCAGCATCCACCCAAAAACTCTCTTGAATGGTAATAGAGTCATGAACACTTAAAAGTAAGGTTATAAGAGTTTGGACGCTTTCCTGTATAGCAACAGAATCATGAACATTCAAATACATAGCTAAAAGCTTTTGAATGTTCTCTTGAACAGTTATAGGGTCATTAACACTTAAATAAAATTGACCAAGACGGTTCTGGATTGTCTCCTGAACAGTAGTAGAGTCATAAACACTTAACTTCAACTGAGCGATAAGCCTTTGGACATTCTCCTGAACAGTAGCAGAATCATAAACATTAACATTCAAATACATAGCTAAAATATTCTGGATGTCTTCCTGAACTGTTACAGAATCGTCAATATTTAGATGTAACTGAGCAATTAAACCATTTACATTTTCTGAGGTAACAACATTATCAGCCGTGCTTAAAAGTAATTGTGTAATGAAGAAATTAGTATCTTCAGATAAAACAACATTATCAATAACATCAACCAAGAGTTGAGCAACAAAAGTAGAAACATCAACACTTTCTTGGACTGAAACATTATCAAGAACTGCTGTTAATAATTGTTGAATACAAGATTGGGTGTCTTCTGAAAGTGATACGTTATCACTTAGTGATATTTTAAGCTGTTGAAGTATGGTGGATAGATTTTCTGAAAGACTAATCGTGTCTTGAATGTCTAACTTTAATTGAGCTATGAGACTTGTAACATTCTCCTGAACTGTAACGTTATCTGAAACTGATATGTTGGAACTTAATAACTTTGTAATAGATTCAACAATCGTTACAATTTCATTAACATTTACTACAAGTGGAGTAACTAAAGCAGACAAAGATTCAGTAATGCTTACATTGTCTGAGACAGATGAAAATAATTGCCCAAAGAGACTTTCAATACTTTCTTGAATAGATATATTGTCTGAAACAGAAATGTTTGCACTAAGAAGTTTTTTAATACTTTCCTGAACTGTAATATCATCTAAAGTAGAAAGATATAATTGCTTAATAAAATTTTGTGTGTCTTCTGAAAGTGATACATTGTCTAAGACAGAAAGTAATAACTGCTTAACTATAGCATCAACTTGCTCTTGAATAGCTACAGAGTCATAGACATTCGCTCTTAGAGGTGTTATTCTGATTTCTATGTTTTCATTTACATAAATCATTTTATAAAATACCTCTCCTCGCCCCGAGATGGATATTGGACACCATTCCAATCAATATGTTTACAGAAAATACCAGTATCAATCATAAATGGATATTCTTTTTTCTGATATTCAGACCAGCCAGCTTTCTTTAAAACACCCTCTCTTTTAATTCTTGAACATAGAGTTAAATCTTCAGTGCCTGTTACATTAAACCATTCAAGTTTTTGGGGGTCATAATAGGTTTTTGCAGGAGTCTCAAAAACCTTCCTCACCTTTAAATTGGATACAATATATTCTTCGCTTTCATTCCACAACACCTTTAAAATAGAATTATGTATTAAAGTGCAACCCATTGGAATACCATCCACCCAAACCTCATCTCCCATCTTCCATTTGGTGTAATAACTGTTTCCTCTACCCCTATAAACTAATGGTTCACTTGGCACACTCTTTGTAAAGTATAGTCCAGACCACATTGGTATTTTGTTTGCAAGCATCCTCTCATTAATTTTCAAGATAGTGGTTGGTGGTAAAATCACATCATGGTCAATAAAGAAAAGCCATTCAAAATCCTGTTCAATACATTTCTGCACTACAACATTCCTCGCATCAGCTACAAGAAAACTAAGCGGTGAGCATTGGTCAAGCCAATGTAAGCAATCAACCTGAGACCAGTTACAGGGGATTACCTGCCCATAGCGTGCTATTACCCATTCAGACCGAAGTAACCCTGTCATTGGTATCCCTACCATAATTCTTTTCGTCATATTCTCTGAGGAGACAATCAAATCCCCGCTATAGTTATCTTTATATTTTTTCTTCATGTTTCCTCATTACTACTTCTAAATTACCTGTTAATTGCCATACAGGGAAACCTTTTTCAATCCTCCAGGGCTTGGGTTTATAAATCTGATACAATGGATAATCAGGGTCAAAGTATTGAAATGTAGCCTGATTAAAACCGTTACAATGGGTTGGGTCTTGCCAGAATCCTGTAGAGCCAGCATAAGGTGTTGATAAGGCAAGTTGACCGTTGGGCTTCATGATTCGCCATAACTCATTGAAGAAGTCTATGGTTAGCCAGGGCTTAATGTGTTCAATGATGTGAGAACCCACTATGGTCAAGCAACAATTTTCGGGCAAAGGATAAGGAAATAACTCAAGGTCATGAACTATATCCACTCCCTTAACTTTTCGCTTATCCATACCAATAAAGTTAGGTTGCTTGTTTTCACCACAGCCAATGTCAAGTGTAATCCCACCTTTGGCTCTGATGAGTTTCCTAATACTTGATGTCATATCACTCCTTAACTGAAACGGATTTGGTAAGTCGTGTAAACATCCTGATTCGTGTTCAGCGTGCTTGAAGCATAAGTGTTGCCAGCAAACAATGTGGCGGCAGTTGTTGTTGCTGCGAATAGTCCTACATTGCTGATGTTTGCTGCTGCTGAGATAAACGAAGCACTTGACATGAATGATGCTGTAAATTGTGCGGTTGTAGAACCTACATTAGCATAAGTTACGGCTTGCCGCTTTGTGCTTCCCATAATCTCACCCGCCAAGACTACATCACCAGTCGCTGGAACACCACCAGTTCCTAATGCAACGAAACCTATCTGGCTTGAACCTGCCGATGCACCAAGCAGACGGACAAGAAAGTTAAGAAACCCAAGATTGGTTACCTGATTCGGACCAACAAAACCAGAATCCCCAACGATTTTCCCATTCTCAACGAGTGCAACTCTTGAGAACCCTTTGATTTTTACTCTGTCTTTGTTCATTTGAACCTCCTCCTATAATAATGTAACCTCTGCATCTATACATTCAGATACAGAGATTGAAAGTGATGCTACTCTATCGTAAGTTATCTGGTCATATCGTGCAGAGTCAAACATTTATTTCCTCCTCAACGCCATGCCAAAACTCCGAGTATCAGGTCTCCAGCCAATGTAAAACTCCCATCCTGACTTAAACTTCTTTGAGATAAACGGTAAGACCAGATTCCACGACTGCTTTGTATTCCACATCTGCGTATAGTCAAGGTTGCGGTCTTTGAAGCCAATCCAGTAGAACATGAAATTATGGAATGGATTTCTAACCATCCATAATATCCACCTTATCCATTGTGGTTTGCCAGTCCACTTTTCAGCGGGTGGCATCGGCTCATCAAAATTGCCCAGTGGATTATATTTTGAGTTCCGGTTCATCTTAATATCTCCTGTAATGTCTGAATTATTATATTCATCACAACAGCATATGTCCATTAAATGTTGCAAGGTTTATACTCCCACTAATTATTTTATCAGTACCTGAGTTTTGCAATGCATAAACCTCAAAATAATCTGTAACAGCATCCACAAGCACATCACAACTTATATGGTGGCTAAATGAGTCTGCAACAGAGGCAAAATTCTGAACCCTTTTATATAAAACACCGTTTTTATAAACAGTTAAGTGCATTTCCCCCTGGTCTGGCATTGTTGTCCAATGAATAGTCGCATCAATATGTCCCTTGCCTATAATTCCAGGCACCCATTTTGAATTAGCCGCATCATATGCTGAACCAACATCATATTCCTCTGTGGTGAATGTTATTTTTGTCCAAGTTCCAGTAACAATTCCTGTTTGGTTAGTTCCGTCTTTATGAGCTGAGAATTTGGGCAAACTACCAGTAAGTGCTAATCTGCCTATTGCTGTTATAGCTGCTTCAGCCCATGTATCCACACCTGTCGTATAAGCTATCTTATCTGCTGCTGTGCCAAGTGCTGCAAGGCTGGTTAAGGTTGCATCCAAGTCTTGTTTCCCAGTCTGAAGTTCTGTAATATGCTTTGCAATAACCCTTAATTCAACCGCAGTTCCAGAAGCATGGTCTGCTGCAACTGTCCCATCATAACCTCTGGTTAAGGATGTAAAAGCATCAATGGTTCTTGTGCCAACCAAAATCCTCTCATTCTCAATAGTAATAGCAAAGTTAGAAGCAGGGAATAAAGCCCCACCACCTGCTGCAACACTTAAAGAAACATCCGCAGCAACGATTGACGCAGCCAGTGTTGAACTCGCACGGTTTGTAATCTGAAGATAAGCCATTTTTTACTCCTCCTTTATTCTATTGCATGCCATTATCTTGCTGTTCCTTTCTTTTTGTCATAACTTCTTGCACCAACATAACCAAGATAACCAGAACCAAACAACACCCACATTGAATCAGGGATAGAGTTTAACCATGCAGTCACACCTGTGGTTATATTCTTAGCCTGTTCTGGAGCAAAGGCGAATATTAATCCCATTGGAAAAGCAGCAAGGATGTAGATGTAAACGACATAAAGAAATGCAGGTCTTGCCCTTGATGTCCACTTATCTTGGCTGGATGCTTCTGCCACTATTATGGCAGTCCTTCCTTGTTCTATAGACGCTTCCAACTCCTGAAGCTTTAATGCTATCTCTGCAGCCTTCGTGGCGTCTATTGGTTCTTTCCCAGTTATTGCAGTTCTAATGTCTTTTGCCAGAGTTCCAATTCCTGAAAACAAACCACCAATGTCTAAGTTAGCTAAAGATATTCCCATTATGACCTCCCATTGTTGTCTATACTATAATGATTTCCGTCACCAAACCACCCACCCCATCTACATAAAGGATGCAAGGATTCCCAGAACTTGCCAAAAGGCTTATGTGCTTCTGTGTTGGTTAAATATGCTCCTTCGTTTGAGAACAGGTTTATATCAATCGCAAGACGAGCATAATGGTTTGAGTTTACTTTGTGCCCATCTCTCGCCCACAAATCTCCTCCTGTGGTATGATACTCCTTGTGCATCTCATCAAGTAATCTTGGGATAAGAGTCATTAAAAGACTCTGCTTTTCTCTTAGTGTCATTTTAACCCCCTAAGGTCATCATGTATGACATTTAACTTATCAATTAATCTGGATTCAAGACCAGATAGTTTCTCAATCAAAACTTCAAAATGATTACCAGGATTACTTTTCCTGTTCTCTAAATATTTCCACACAATTCTAACAAGAATTTGAGTTCCTACAACACCACCTACAACTGAACTTACCATTCCATAGTCCATATCATCTCCTGTTTACCTATCTATTTGAAATTGAATCTCTCCCAAGTCCTGCCCAGATGTTTCATCCAGTATAAGAAGAGCAAGGTATTCAAAATACTTTCCTGTTTCATCCCTTGCTTTTGTGTCATGAAGCTCGCTAAGAGCTTTGGCATAAACACCTTGAAGGAAAACATTTCTCCACTTTCTATAAAGGGTAGAGATACGTATTCCTGCAAGGTCAGTCAAAGATAAATCTACATAGTAACGAAGCTGGATGCCGTAAGTGGCGTCTGGGACAAAGTCAAAGAAAAACTCACCATAGTCTTGGTCTCCAAGTGTGGCGTAGGTTGTGGGCTTGCCTGATGTTGTTGGGTTTCTTAACACATCTATTTGAAGTGTGTTTGTAGGAGGAAGGTATATGTGTTCTGTTATGATTCTGTATGTGTCAAGTGCAACAGGTGCTACGGTAAAGTTTGGTGTCACGGTTGCGATAAAGGTGGTTTCATTGTATGCTGATATTTGTGAGCAACTCCCTTTCGCTGTTCCAGAAGTGATTATAATATATTTGCCTACAATCGCAGTCTCTGTGGAAGTGTCTGTGGAAGCAAGTGTTATTGAACTTGTGGTGCCAGTTTGAGCTATCCCTGTTGTGTCTCCATTAAGAATAGACATCGTGAGGTCTCCACCATAGTCAGAAGGAAGTGAGTAACGATGGACACCAACAGTGCAGACAAGGAAAGATGTTTGGAATAATGACTTCATCTTCTTCTGCACTTTTGCTGATGCAAGAAAGATGTCATTTTTGATTTCCTCCATCCACAAATTTTTTGCTCTTGTAGTAAGTGCAGCATCAGGAGCAGAATGTCCTGCTTTATTCAAAGCTTCAGAAACAAGAGAATCCAATGTTGGTGCAGTAGGTATAGCCATATTAATTCACCTCCGATATCTTTTTGCACTGTGAAATAAACACGTCTTGTGGTAAATCAGACTTCATCTTGTTACATATCCAACAACACGACACCACATTCCCCAACACATAACCAACTTTGCTGTCTATACGGTCAAGCCCTATTGTTTGAATGGATGAACCACAAAATGTGCAACTTTTCCCCCAAAAACCTTTAAATTCCTCCCATGTTAAGGAAAAAACATGTCCACGATACCCAGCATTCCTTTTATACGCTCCAAACCTGCTCGCTGGTGTTGCATAATACTGGGATGACGAAAGCGTAGAACAACTTTTACAAACATAATCATAAAGACTTCTGCGGTGCTTTGTCCAATTCTGTCCTATATTCAGTTTTTGACCACACACTCTACAAAGTTGATGCAATCCATGCAAAGACTTTTTCATAATTCCCTTTTTTTATCCAGTGGGTGTTTTGCGTCATAACACGATGGGCAAACAAGTGCTTTCGTTACCCCATCTTCCTTAAGTTCCTCAATACGATAATCAAACCCACATCTTGCACACTCTTTCCAACATGAACCAGGCTGAAAACCTGAAACCCCAAAACTATGTGTCACACGCATAAGACCTCCTAATGCCTTTTCACGGTGTGAAAGGACATTTAACTCTTTCTCATTAGAAGGATGATAGAGTAAGAATCTCCTATTGAGTGTCCTGTTGTAGTAAAGAGAATATTTCCAGTTACTCCTACTCCAGCGTTGTTTTTAAGCCCACCAAACACAGAGAAATCCATGTATCCACTATCTGAAAGCTCAAAGATACGAACATCTGTGGTTGCATCCCAGAGCAAAGTAACAACCATTCCTACTACTGAATACCAAATTTCCTGAATATCAACAAGTGTTGCAGGGGGAATGAGAGCTGAAACGTTTACCTTTACCACTGCTAATTCACCAGTCCCGTCACTAAGATTGGTGAACTTCATTACAGTTGTTTTACTTCCATCTACTAAGGTTTGACTGGATACTGCGTCTGCCATTTAAAACCTCCATGTTAGGGTGAGGGGGACAGTGCCCCCTCATCACATTTCAAACTAACTTACAGTTACTCCAACCGCCAGAGGGCGATATCTCAAGTAGTGTTTCCAAGTTCCTGTGGTTGAACCTACAGCAATTACTATCGTAATGGTCCCTGCTGGAACTACTAATGGTGCTGTCATTCCAAGATTTGGTCCACCCACACTCAACGAAGGCACTGAGGCTAATGCTGTGCCAAGAAGTGAGATTGTGTATCCTGCTGCAACACTTGCAAGCGTGGTTGTAGCACCAGAAATTGTGGTTGCTGCACCCACAGTTGGTGTTGCACTATACTGTAATGTTGATGCTGTAGTATCATTACCTGTTACACACTCCGATACCAAGCCTTCAACGAGGATTGAACCACCTGCAACGGTAAAGAGTGTGTCAGCATTTACCATTACTGCTGCAGCTTTTGCAGCCACTCTTTCCTGTAAATCTGCTGTTCCTTTAGTGTATGCTGCAAGCGACTTCGTTGTGCCAGGAACATAAACACTGGCATCAGTCTTACGTCCTATCGCATCACGAATGGTCGTATCTGTCACGGCGTCTGCTGTTGGGGCATCAAAATAACCATCAACAACAGCCAATGCTGCATCTAAAGTTGTTCCTGTGTCCACAAGAATAGCAGACACATTTGATGCTATTGCTGATAAGTCTCCTATGGCTATTGCATTCCCAGAACCTCCAGAGAACGCTGCACCTGCTGCTGAGTCAAAACCATCTACAGCCCATGTAGAAGTGGTGGCGGTGTCAACAACATTCTTAGATAGGTCAGTCGTGCCTGAATTGTAGAATGTCCCACCAATCTCAATGTTGTGGCAAGCGGTTGTGTGAAATTCAACTATGGCAACAAAGGCCACACCATAGAAGTCCACATTAATTCTTGCCTTATCACAACCAACAAGCCTCACAGCATTAACACATGCATCCCCTGCAATGAAACCTCTATACACAAGGTTCACAGTCAAAAGATCTGCTGCTGCGGTTGTCAATATTGCGTTGACACATTCAACCGTAGCACTTGCATCCTGAACTTCAACATCCAAGTAACAATTCGCTGCCGACACAACAATCGGACTGACAACACTGTCAATAGACGGTTTAATCAGAATGTTCTCAATACTGATTGATGCAGCAGATACTGTCATTGTTGCATCTGTTGCAGAGAAGGTAAGGGTTGGTCTATCTGCTCCAGAACCAAGACCCATGATTGAGATACCAGCTACATCACATGCTATTGCTCCTGCTGTAGCTACTGTTTCTGTATGCCCAGGCATAACAAGGATTATATCACCTTTGCTTGCTGCGCATCTTCCAACTGCGTAATCTATTGTAGCAAATGGTTTCTGGTGTGTTTTGCCATGATTCCCATTTGAACCAGTTGTAGAACTTACCCAATACACCATCCCCGAATAGGTATTGACTATCGGGACACCTCTGATTAGAACACCATTCAGAAAGCCCCCAGGGTAGTTACTTATGTTCATTTAAACCCTCCTAACACATTATATTTTCTTCTACCTCTTTTTTGAATGGGGGAGGGTGATAGGTTTTTTGTAACCTCCACCCTTTTACCCACTCGTGGAATCCTCTTAACCAATGGTCTTGAAAGACTCCGTGTAAGTCTTGCCACTATGCACCAGCACTTCCATAAATGCATCTTGGGTCGGTCCAACCTGAAGATGCTCTCATGGTTGTTTTGTATTTCGCATTCTCTGTATCAAAGTCGTTGTCCTGAGTAAACTCAGGTCTCCTTCTCCAGAACCACTGCAATCCGTTTTGGCGGTTGGTTGTGATAAACCATGCATCAGTGTCTGTTACCCAATGGAGGATAACATATCCACCAGGAAGTGCTCCCTTTGCAGGGTTTATTGCATTGTTTGCTGTGTCAGGTTCTTGGGCTGATTTGAGTATCTTCTCAGCCATAAACCAGTTACTTGCGTGAAGGAGAAGCTTCTGAGGCATTACCTTTATCTTCTTTCCTCTGTCATCAATAAAGTTGACTTGGATGTCAATAAGAGCCTGCTCAAAAGATGTGATGTCAAGGTCTGCGGCAACGGAAGGAACATTTGAGTAATTTCCCCCACCACCGTATGTTGGATGTGCTGAGTTGCACAAAGTTTTGCCGTCTCCACCCACATAGGAGGTGTTAAATGCTCTGTTCAGATGGTTTGCTGCAACAGTTTCAATGGCTTCATTGGCACTGGTGCTTAATGCTTTCGGCATATTTTTTATCTTCCTGTAAAGGTCGTCTTCAACCATCACTCTTGACACACTGAAGCCAAGACCATACAAAAGATGTGTATACCGTTTTGTGTAACCATCGTAGATTGTGTCGTATGAGATAGCGGTTGATTCAGCTATCTCAGGGACTACTCCAAGCTGAGTTATGCTGTGGTCTTCTTCATAGTTTCTTGTTGACGTTTCTAATGCCATAAACTGTGTGTATTCTGTTGACCACATATCTTGACTTGCATCCCAGATAACCCTAAAACCAGGGGTAAGTAACGCTGATATGTTTCCAGTTACGAGAGCCATTTACATTACCTCCTTATACACCTGCGACAGCAGCATTGAAGATATGTTCAGCTATCTGAACTTCTACATCTGCATTGTGTCCCCAGGCATTGTTTGGGTCTCTTGTGTCGCATAATCCAAGAATCCGAAGCTGTCCACCAGTTCCTATATCGCTCTCATCAAGTTCAAAACCTGAGAGAAATGTTGTTGCACTTCCACTGCCAGCAAGATGGTTTGCTGTTGCAAAAACATCTACTGCCGAGGAAGTGATTGCTCCTGCATCGTCCATCTGAACCCCAAAAACAATATAAGGGTCATCATAGACAAGAACCTTTGTTATGCCTGTAGCAGCAGCAACCTTGTATTCGGCTGCAACACCAATGACAATAACGCCATCATTAGCTGCTGAAGCTTCAACTGTCCCACCTGCAACAACTTTCAAAAGGTCTCCTCTGTAAACAGTCGCACTTGCAGTCAACGTGTAACTGTTTGCTCTTATTTCCCCCCCAGTTTTATGGCGTGAAACCCAAAAACCAATCGGGGCATCTATGTTTGCCATAGTTTGTTAACCTCCTACTTTCCTACTTCAATCTTAACTGAACCATAAGCACGAGAACCGTGACCAGGGATTGTGGTTTCATCAACGAGTTTGTTTTTCATTGATTCTATTGAATCCTCTGTGAGCTTTGCAAAGAACGCTTCACGAGCCTTTGCTGTTTCTTCAGGCATCTCACATAAGATGAGTGTTCGTTTCTGCACAGTTGTGTCTATCTGTGTTCCATCTATGATTGTTTTTTCGGGAGCAACATCGTTAGATGCTCCTTTTGTTCTGGTAACAGGAATCCAACCCTCTTCAATCTTCTTGTTAAGCTGGTCTTTAGCAACCCAACGGAGTCTATAGCCTGGTCTGCGAAGTGCATCAGGAACATTTAAATAGGATGCAGGTTTCCATGGTTGGGTGGGTTTTTTTACTTCACCTTTGATTTCTTTTGTTTCCATTATGTTTTACCTCCTTCCATTAATGCAACCTGTTTGGCATAAGCTTCCAGTGGAATATCAAGCCCCTTTGCCATTGCAACCTGTGCAGGGGTGAGGGTTATTGTTGTAGTTTTTGTTCCTCTAACCCCACTCACACCTTCTACACCAGATGGAGGCTTTACCTTGACAGAAGGTTTATCTGGTTTCCAGTCAAACCTTGCTTCTACTCTCCGCCCACCTTCTGCGAGTCTTTCTCCTATGGGCTTCTTTGCCCATTTAGGGTCTCTCAAAAGGACATTGTCCATCTCATACGCCGCCTGTATCATCACTGGGTCAGCAGTGTCACCATTGAACCAGGGGGTGTCTTCAATGAAGGCTATAAAAGCGGGGTCTACCTCAACATTTTCCTTCTCCTTACTCTTATCCCTTTCCTTCATTCCCTTTCTATACTTTATGCCTTTGATTTCATCCTTTGCTTCCATAATCTCATCATCTATATCAGCAATTTCTTGATAGTTGAATGTTTTGTGGGCTTCCACCTTCTTCACCTTCAACTCTGCAAGATAGGATGTGAGCTGTTTTATTTCCTCATCAGACTCATCCTTCCCAGATGTGATGGCTTCACGGGAGAGTTCTACTTGAGATTCTATTGCTTTTGCAAGTCTCTCGTTGTGGGACTTGAATTCAGCCATGAGTTTCTCGGTGTTCTTGCCTTTCTCTTCATAATCTTCAACCTTCCGCTCAAGAGCCTTCATCTGACCATAGACCTCTTTGAATCGTGGAGAGTCAGGAGTTAGTTTCTCCTGTGCTTCACGTGGGTCAACCTTAGCCTTCACCGCCAGCTTTGGCTCTTCCGCAATCTCTACTTTTACACCTGCTTCTTCTTCAACAACTGTTACTGTTTCTTCTGCCATAAATCCTCCAGCTATGCTTTGCATAGAATTTCGCACATCTAAGATGTGTTTAAGTCCTCTTTACACTATCTTTTAAAGAAATCATCTTTTTTCTATCAAAAAGTTCTTGATGCCTTTTTGCTAAAACAGCATCCCTTAGAGACTTTACAATATAAGGGTCAAATTCCTTCCTCCAGTTATGATAGGGTAGTGGCGCTTCTTCAAGAGGCATTTCCATAATATTATCAAGATTCCATTGAGATTCCCTATAATCTTTAGTCTTGCCTATATCTGACCATCTATATTGCTGGTGTTCGGGTTGCCATGATGGAGATAACCCCCTTTTATATGCTTCTCTATAATCATAAGTAAGGTCATCTGGATTATATGAAATCCCTGTATTCTTTGACCATTGACGCAACCACATTCTATATGCACTCTCTTTTTCATCTGACCAATCCATTTATCTCCCCCAAATTGCATCTAAGATGTGTCATTTTGATACCCTCTTTACTGCGTCTTTTAAAGACATTCTTTTTGAATGTTTAGGTAAATTTTTAGGTGTTTCATACTTGTCTGCCCACCTTTTTGCTATTTTTGGATGCTTCATCCATAAATACTTGCGTTGAGCTTCTGATTTAAATGGCATTATAAAGTTCCTTCTTTGCCACGACTTTGGCAAGCAAATCTTCCTCATTCATGAGCCTATACCTTTTACCCTCTAACTCTTGCCAAGCTCCACTATACCTTCCAAAAAGAACTGTATCGCCTGGTTTGCAGAAAGTAACCTCATCACCCACCCCGATAACATAACCAGTATTTGTCCTCATCTCCCCATCTCTTTTGGAAGTCTCAGGAACATATAAACCACTAACTGTTTCAACCTCAATCTCATAAGCCATCACCCTTTGACCATATAGTTTATATGGAAACTGGTTTATGAGTTCGTTTACATCAACCTGCTCTACAGTTACTTTGGGTTGAGGAACAACCTCTTTTGGCTTTGTTGTCCACTTCATCTCTGTTACTTTTGCACCATTACTCATTTGCACTCTCTCCTTTTTTTGAGTGAATTAAAGTTATAACATCTTCTAATGCTTTCACAACACCAGATTCAATGATGGCTTGTTTCTCCCTTTCGTTGATAAGGTGTTTATACATAGAGTTTAACTTTTCTCTTTTAAGTTCTTCAAGCTCAAGGAGGAATTGTTGGGTTCTGTCTGTTTCTACCCATTCCTTCCATTCGTCAAGGGTGATGTTCATTTCTGCACTCCTTTTGTTTGAAGATAATGCCCTGCCACATGCTCCAGACGGTGTCTCTCAACAAGCTTTTTGGATGTGGGTGTGAGTTGAGAAGCATACGCTCCTGAAATCAAGTCTTCAAGAACTTCAAGGTGATGTAAATGGTCTTGATGTGGAAGAACTGTTGCTGGTTTTTCCATAAGCATCAAAGCGTTCTCTTCTTCCTGTGCCATGTCAGGAGGGGGTGGAGGAGGCTTAAGAAGCATGTCAACATTAGGAATCTCAAGAGCTTCAAAAAACCTCTTTCTTGTGATATAGACAGCTTCAGCATTTTGTGGGTCAAGTTCTATGACATTCTTCAATGCTTGTTCAGCTTTCATAATCTTCTCTGCGGTGGAGGTGATATTTGGGTCGGAGACAGGAATGACATCAAGTGTGCCTTTGAAGTCAACCCGCCCTATTGTGATGGAGTCACCCTGTGGGATTTTGTTATCACCCAAAGCCTTAAAGTATTTCTGTTCGTCAAGGAAGATTCCATTAAGACGATATATCTTAGCAAGTTCTTGTTTGAATGAACGATGGATGCGTTTGTGGATGCTGGAGAAAACCTTTCTGCCTTCTTCAATCAAGGCAAGAACGGTGGAGGCTGGAGTGTCTGAAGCAGGAAGCTGCCCAGTCATGGTTTCACTTATACTTGAGACAAGTTTGGAGTATTCATACAACAAACCCAGAACTGCATAAAGGGTCTGGTTTGGACCCTTGAAGTTGAAGCTGTAGATGGCTTTTTGCATGTCATCAAGATGCATATCAACTTCTTGGTATACACCCATCTTGAACTTAAGTTCACCTTTCTTCATCCCACTACGCTTGGCAATGAAACCACCTTGAAGGTTCGCAAGACTGCCAGCGTCTATAACCTCGTTGACAATGGTGTTGGCACTTTCATTCAACCCACGAATGAGAGTTCCAAAGCCTAAGTCGTAGAATCCTTCTGGGTTTGGAAGGAAGCCATATTTTGTAAAATATTCAATAGTCTGTTCTTTTCTTGTCTCATCCATTGTTGTTCTGTTTGTGATGCGAAGAACCACCTTGTCAAGTAAGTCAACAGTGATGACAACAGGCTCAGCAATTCCATCACCATTGATGTCCCATTCTCTGTGCTGTTCAAGAATGATACGAGGAAGGTTGATGGTTCTGGCATCTTTCTCTCCGACTGCTTTGTCTATTGCATCCTTTATTGGTGAACGAGGAACTGATGCGTTCTGATAACTTGAATCCCAGGTCAAATCCCAACCCTTTTGGATGAAGATGTTTTCACTTACACGTTTCCTTATATCATTTTTGTATAAATACAAAACGTGGGTTTTGCGTGGAGCTTCATCAAGCCCATAAGCACCATAATTCACAACAAAATCTGCGGCTGAGACATAGCATGAGGTAACCTGCTGTTTTACAACATCGTAGTAGGTTTTTCTAAACACACACCCAACAATAGGAAGCTGGAGGAGGGTTTTATCCATTCCTTCCTCATAGTTCTTGATGTCATAGTAGAGCTGGAAGTTCATAAATTTACCAACCCTCTCACCACGTTCTATATCCTCATCTCCTGTATTGACTACCTGGACTGCGCCTTTTGCAGGAAAAAGAGCATCGTATGCTCTGGCATGGAATTGAAGAGCAGCAACAGTAAGAAGGGGAAGGTTTACGTTGCTACAACCTGACCAGGGTGAGGTCTTGATGTCCATAAAACTTGTGAAGAGTTTAATCTGGTCTGCAGTGTTGTCTTCCCACGTTTTTCTACTATCAAGGTCTTGGATGTATTCTTCTACTACCACAATACCCATTTCTTCAACAGCTTTCTCGCCTGTGAGAAGAGTTTTTTCGTTGTAATATGAAGGAATCTCCTGTTCAGTTCTGCTCAGAATGGCTGGAACAAGGTTAAGTGTTTCAGCAATCTCAATACTCCTTGCAAGCCCCGCTTCTTCGCCAGCTTTTAGGCTTAGGTCAACGATTGCTGAGCCATCTGCAAGGATTTGTGCGTTTGCGTCTATTGGCTTCTGTTCTGGCACTTCAATTTTGTTTTCCATTAATATCCTGTCACCTTACTCTTTCCTGTATTTCTTGAATCATTTGTGGAAGAGTCATCATCATCATAAAAAGGTATCTGACCAACCCACAATGGGTCAAGATTTTCAAGCCGATACCAGTCTTCCATTATGTGGTCATCCCTATCCATAGGTTTCTGCTTCAGCCCTTTTGTGGTTTGGGTATCTTTTCTCCAATCATCCCAACAATAACGAGTTATCTCGTATCTAAATCTTGTGCAATCTGCACTGACATAAATCCCAGGAATGTCTTTATCATTAAACTGCAAGCGTCTTTTGCATGCGATGATTCCACGTTCTTTGTCTTTAGATGCAGCGATAGGATAAGGGGTGTTGAGACCAAAGTCAATAAGGTCAAGACGAAGACAGGATTTTGTGGAAGGGTCTGGGGTGGAAGCAAGTGGGTCTATGATGATATATTCAGGAATCTTTCCCCTGCATTTTGACTGAATCGCTTCTACAAGTTCTGGGGCTGTGCAGTCTATAAAGAGTTCATCAACGATGAAGTGTAAACCATCACGCCGAACACATAGGAAGAGGACAGCATGGGGTATACGTGGGTGGGGGTCTATTGCAATGTAAAGAGTGTATTCATCTTTGTGTTCACCTTCATACCAATCAGTGAAGGGGTCTATGAGGTGTTTATCAGAAAAACCTTTATAGACCAGACCACTCAGGAACATAAAATGTCCCTTAGCCCGCATTATCATTTCATCCTTGTCAAATTTTTGCAGGATACGAATTGCAGCGTGTTTGTTGATTGCCACATTGTCAAAAATACAAGCAAAGAACACATCTATCTGTGGGTCACCACCAGGAATGGTGCGGAAAGACATCTCTCCTTCAAGAGCGTCTATGATTCTTCCTTTATCATTCATAATAAGGTCATAGTTCTTCTCAACCTCTCTTCCACGATTGAGGTAGATGTCATCATAAAGGTAACGCAGAGCTCCAGATATTGGGGTGAGGGAAAAGGTTTCTTCTCCATCTGTATCAACAAGTCTCATAAGACCTTCATCCCTGATTGATTCGGGGGGTTCTTCATCATACCCAATACTGTGTCTGGAAGTTCCACCATGTTTTGTGGTTTCTTGGTCATAATACATAAATTCAATAAAGCCTCCATGACTGTTTACAATAGCACGAATCCTTCCAGAGTCTTTAATCACATCAGAGATGGCATCAGAAGGAACAAGTTGTTGAATGTAAGGATAAACCACTTTGGTGAATGAGTTAGGATAATCTTCCATGCAGAACCTTAAGCGTCTGGTTGGGTCAAGTCGGTGGGAGGGAATCATTCCTATAAGGCTCTTTGGGGCTTCACCCACAAACTGCATTGCATAATCTTCAACATGACTATAAGTCTTACTGGAGCGGTTTCCACCGAACAATGCACGTGTCTTTGCGTTTGAACAATGAAACATCATAGGAACATCGTTGGGAATGTAGAGATAAAACTTGCAATCTTTTGGAGAAGCCCATTTGTCTGTAAGTTCAAGCAACTCAACAAGCTCTTTGCGTGAAGCGGTCAGGGTTGCTTGTTTAATAGACTCCACATCAATATTAGATAAAGGCAACATTAATCTTTCCTCCAGTGTTTTCATGTCCTGAAACGTCATCTGATTCAACTTCTTCAAGGGTAATCACTGTTCCATCAACCTCTCTCAGCTCCCTGGCTTTCTGCTCAGCCTCATCCTTAATCCTTTGAACTCTGTCCAGAACAAGCTGGCGAAGTTCTGCTTCAGAAAGGGTAGAGTGGGTTATATTGCCAGCAAACTGAGCAAGAACCTTCGTTGTCTTTCCATACCCAGCCCTGTCAAGGACATCTTGAGCTGCAGAGAAACGTAGGGTTTCTGACTTAGACCCATGCATTGTCCTTTCCACAACCTCAAGTGCAAGAGGACTCAGCTCTTTCAACGTCTGTGTGACATCTGCAACACCACCATCTCTCAAGTCCTCAAGCCTTTTAATCTCAAGCTTAAACAGTGGGGAGTTCACAATAATAGACATCCTTCCCTCCCCCATCCCAATAGACCGACAGATGCGTGCTGCTGTCTCACCCAGAACCAGTCTCCTGGCTATCTCTCTATGATATGGGCGAATGTATGTCAGAGCAAGATTTTCAACATTCTGACTCCAAATTTCAGGAGTTCTACCCATTTAAACCACCTTCATAATCTCATCAACAAGGTCTGTGAATTGCTTGATTGTTCTGATGTTGATGAGCTTCTTTTCTTGAAGCGTCTTGGCAACATTAAACGCCTTTCGTGTGATGTCAACTGAAGATGGATAGACATAATAGTCATTCCATGGTCTGAAACAACGCCCATAATACCAATCTGGGGTCAGAGTACCTGTTGTCCCAGCCCCTACCCTCGTCACCCGTGTGCCTAATATGACATCTGCACTTTCCACCAGCCTACACGTTGTATTCGCTCCTGAATCACCAAACACCACATACTTCTCATCACCTTCTCGCATAAGTCCTCCCTTATGATTATTCTACCTCTTACCTTCATTCTACCACCTCAGTGAAGGGAAGTCAAGGGAAGTGGGACATACAACAAACATCATAAAACAAACAACAACTGTTGCAAAATGTTGCAAAATGTTGCAAAACAGACAGAGTAGAATGTAAAATTTTGTGAGGAGGGACTATAAATAAAAGACAATTTTTATCTATCCCCCCCTCCACCCCTCTGTCAAATGAACACTATTTACACCGTTAAAGGCATAAAGGGCTTGACTTTTTGGTCGGGATTTGTTATAATAGGGATAGGAAAGTAAAGAAAGTGTTAACAAGAGGAGGTGGTTAAGGGAACAGAGCAAGGTCAAGACTTATAAGGTCAGCCAGTATGTTAGGAGGCGGTGGCTTTGCCACCTATACACTTAAAATAGTGCATCTTGAGAGTGAGGCTTTGGGTCTGACTCCGAGAGCGAAAAGGAGAAAACGATGATTGAACTTAAAGGGTCTTATTGCTTTGAGGGTGTTAAGGGAAGTCAAAAGGCAGTCTATGAGGTCAAGTTTAAGGATGCTGATGCGGCTTTGACTCATATCATGACTAAATTTGACATAGGGCGGATTGTCAAGAACTTCTGGTACGGTTACCACATCAACGAGGTAAACAAGGTCGCAAAGGATGAGAAGACCGCACAAGAGGCGTATGACAAAGCAGAGGAAATCCTGGACGGGGATTTTCCTGACCTCATGTCTTTTGAAAGAGGCATTGACAAGGCAAAGACAATCTCGGTTGAGGAGAAGGAGCTGTTGAAGTTGGTGCGTGGAAAGGGATTGAGTCAGGCACAGTTTACAGAGATGTTGAAGGAACTGCAGTCAAAGTAAAGAAGGTGGGCAGGGAGAAATCCCTGCCCTCTTTTTCTGCTTGTGTTGTGGGCAACAATTCAAATTGAGGAGAAGGTTAGAATGAAAGCACACCCGTTTGAGTTACTCACAGGAGCAATATGTTGGATTTGGACAGGAGATGTTTTCGGTGGTATTGCAGGTATGGTTCTGGCAGGCATACTTCTAATTCTCCTGCGCCGCATCTTCAACATTCCAAGAGATGAGGAGGAGGAGGGTTTTAAGTTTTAAGGAGGCAGGGCAGGGCAGGAGGGCGTCAAAACCTTACAAAAAGGGGCTTTTCTGCCCTTCAAAAGGGACAAGGGATGTTCTCCCTTACCTTAAAACTTAAACCAGACAGCCAGTTGTCTTTTGGGACTCTTCGGGACTCTTGGGACTCTCCAGACAGCCAGAAGGGGCTTTCCCCTTTGCCTTGTTGTATGGAGTATGTCTATCTCTGTCTATCTCTCATATACTCTATATACATATATATATATATATGTATATATATATACATACTATGTATGAGAGATAGACAGAGATAGACAGAGATAGACAGACAAAAGACAGGATAGACAAGACGGAGACAAAAGGAAAGGGCGGTTTTGGCTGTCCCAGGAGTCTCAAGAGTCTCGTGGAGTCATGCGAGAGACATGGCTGTCTGGATAGGGGCATAGTGAGGCTTTTTTGCAACACTCAGGGTTTGAAGGGCACACAACGCAACCTTGAACGTCAAGACGGAGGACACAAGGGAGGACACGATGGAGGACACAATGAAGGAGAAAATGGATATGACAAAGGAATACACAGTGGAAGAGATGACAGAGATTGCAAAGAAAATGATTAAGGAGACTGATGAGCTGATGGATACGATAAAGAAGGTGAGAGAGTTGGTGGAGAAGGAGAAATCATGAGTAAGATGTTGCATTTTGTGTGTAGAGAAGAAGAGTTTGTGGTTGATGAGAAGGGAAGGATGATGCAAGCTGAGAGGTTTGGAGATGGTGAAGAGTTTTCAGGTGAATGGATATTTCTTGGAGTGTCAAAGCATCATTGGAGAAGAGGGATTGATGTGGTCTGCAAGGAAGGATTTGAAAAGCCTGAGAGTTTTGTGGGTGGGTATGTGTGGGATAGAGACTATGGAACAGTGAGGGAGTGGGGTGGGCAGTATGAAGGGAAATTGCCGAGAATAATGAAAGCGTGGGTTGTGAAAGAATAAATGGTCTTTCACGACGTGAAAAAGCATTTAAGGAGGTAAAATGAGCAAAACGAAAAAGACATACAAGGTGGAGATGGCATGGATAGTATATCAGGAGGCGAAGAAGGCGCAGGCGGAGGCGTGGGAGGCGTATGCGGCGGCGTATGAGGCGGTGGTAAAGGAGGCAGAAAATGACAACAAGAGAGCAGTCATGGCAGCAGACAAAAAAAGGAGGAGGTGAGAAAGGATGAAAACACAAGAAGAAATAAAATCAATCGTCACAACTGCCCTGAATGAGCGAGCGCTGAGGATTATGTTATTGGCAATTCTTGAGGGCAAATCTATCGCAGATGCCCTTGAAATTGCTGAGACATATCTGGAATAATCTCCTTGCCCTTTGTGGCTCTACAGACCAGAGGGGGCAACACAACCATGAACAATGGGGGCGGAGCTGTAGACCGCCGCCTCCTCTAAAAAAACAGGAGAGAAATGTTGGTTCAAAAAAGGGTGGAGGAGGTGAAGTCAAATGGATACCTATGAAGCTATAATGATTGCAGAAGGTGTTGAGAAAGTTGATGAGAAAACAAGGCTGGAGGCGTGGGCGTGGTTGATTAAGACGGGGTTATGCTGGAATCTTCAGGGTTGGTTTGGGAGATGTGCACATGCTTTGATTGATGATGGAGTTATCTCAGAAGATGGGGAAGTGTTGGAAGGTGGAGGGATAGAATGAAATACATCATCGCACTCGGAGGAGAAACGCCAATAGACCCCGAAAGGAAATTCACCTCCCTGCTTGGAGATTGGAATCCAAACGGAAGACTCGTGAAGGTTTCAGATGAGGATTATGACCTTGCAGCTGAAACTTGGAGTATGTTTAGAGGGAGTGTGGTTGCTCGTTCAACAAGGAAGGATTCAAAAGGAAAAAGGTATTTGAATCAACTTCACCGCTTAGTTGCACAGAGAATGTGGATAGGAAAGGAGCAATTTAACCACACCATCCTTGTGTTTTTCAAGAATGGTGACAGATATGACATGCAAAGAGAGAACCTTGAGATAAGACAAAGAGGTGCAAACAGGGAAAGAGACCCAGAACGAAGGAAGATGTTGAAAGAAATGACTGAGAGAATAAATAAAGGGAGGTAAAGCAATGTCCAGTAAGAAAGAAAAGGTGACTGTGTTAAACACGAATAGTGTCGGTGTAATTGTGAAAAAAGGTATTATAATTACCCATTTTTTTGTTGAAGCAAGTCTTGTGGTATTCCAAGAATGTGTTTATAACAGAGCTGATTACTATGTAGAAGGTGAGGGTGAGCAACCCACCTCCATTTTTCAATACATTGAACCAGAATCTGTTGAGTGGTTTTCAGAGTTATAGGAGGAGACATGCTTATGAAATGGTATACGCATGAGTCTGAAATCTTCTGCATACGTGGGTGTAGAGAAGGACTTGACGAGGAACTTCCAAGATGTGCGGTGAAGAGTATCTTTGGTGATGTTGAAAAACCTCATACGGTGATTATAGCAACGTGTGATAAGAAAACGTGGAAGAGGAAGGAGGCAAAGCAATGAAACTCTACTCCGCTTCTCTTAATTGGTATGGAGAAATTCACAACCTTTATACTCACGCTTGGTCTGAGGCTGATGCATGTGGGAAGTTCTTTTATAAACTTGCAAAGCGTGTGGGGGTGAAAGCTGGGGTGGTGTTTCAGTATTATAAGAAGAGAGGTGATGGGTATAAAGTAAAGGAGGAAAGAGATGAGAAAACCTGAAACGATTAAGCTTACTTCCATGTGGGCTTTGTTGGTGGGGGCATTGTTCATAGGTATTGCTCTTGGCTACTGGTGGAGAATGACTCAAATGTCAGACACTCTTGCAGAGATGAAAAAAGCACAGGCACAGATTGTTCAATCACTTACTGACTGTGAACAGTTGATGACTGATGAAAGAGAAAAAGAAAAGTAAAATGCTCTTTCAGGTCGTGAAAAGGCATTTTAAACAAAAAGGAGGAGGAGAGTAAACATGCCAAGACTTATATGTGTTCAATGCCAACACACACTCAAACCAGAGAAAAATGGCATTATAGTTGTAGAGATGTTCCAACAAAACACTGCGATTTATAAACTTTGGGAAGCTGACGTGTGGAGATGTCCCAAATGTAAGAATGAAGTCGTAGCAGGTTTTGCTAAGTATCCTCTTATGGAACACTGGCAAGGGAATATTGGTGCATTTTTTCAGCGTTTAAGAGATGCGGGTCATGAGTTTGTTAGAGAAGAAGAGATTATAACATGATGAAAAATCCCCCAACACCCAAGCTAAAATGTTCCAAATGCCACACTCTCCATGAAGTGTATCTTTATGGCACAGCCTTGTTTGGCACAATGCCACTTTGCGATAAGTGTGTGAGAGAAATTTGTGAAAACAAAGAGAAATATATTGCAAAAAGTGAAGAGGAGGAAAACAATGACTAATAAGGAGGCAAAATGAAAACAAAAGAATTACTAAACAAGATTGAGGAACTATTCACAGCGAAACTATCCGCTAAAACTGGATGGGGTCGGAACGAGATTTTGACAGCCCATAAAACCAGTGTATATGAGGCATTGCTGGAGGAGGTAAAGAAATGAGCGAACTCAGAGATAAATTTCTTGTAAAAGTAGGTGAAGGCAGGTGTTGGCATACAAAATCAGACTGGTGGTGTCCTAAGTGTGAAGCATATTTAGACGGGCATCAAGTTACATTTGAAGAGATACATCAGACTTGTGGAACACCTGTTTTTATAAAAGACATTAACCCCGATTTCTCAAAATGGGAGAACATGGAAAGGCTGTTGAAGCTGGCGGTGAAGAAAGGGTTATATGTTTATATATGGATAAGAGAAAACAAGGGGAATATAGAAGTAACCAAAGGTGCAGATTTTTGTAAAGACAAACGTGATATAGACATTTCTGCCATCCCTGACATCACAGCAGCCTTGATAGTTCAAGCGTTGGATGGTATTCTATGATGTCGTTGGTGGGTGGAGGCAAAGCAATAAACTTGAAAGCCAGCCCCATAAAAACAAGGAGAAATGAATGGAAAAAGACAAACCCCAACTTGTATTAATTGTAAGACAGAAACCAAAGGTCTCTGCAACAAAGTTGATTGATGTCCCTGAAAGTGGGCAGGCAACTGATGCTTGGCGAATTGAAATATACGGAAGACAGGAGGTAATTATTGATTACGTGTAACGTGCGGATAACCCGACCGCCAATAGCGGCGGGTTGATTGGCTGGTTATATTTCATTAAGGAGAGAGAGATGAAGACTGAAGAAGAAGTTAGAGAAGAACTTGAGGTGATGCTTAGGCAGCAGGAAAGGGAATGTAATCCAGATACATGGAAACACGTAACAGGATTCATAGGAGCATTAAGGTGGATATTGAATGAGCACTCTCATTCAGAGTGAAATATAACGATAAAGTTAACCCGCTTGTCGGGTTGAATGATTGGTTAGAAAGGAGATTATGAAAAGCGGAGATAAAATACCAACAATGGCAGGAACAATAGCAGTATTACCATTTGCAAATGAACATCCTTGTTTTGGTCAAAGGCAAGGATGGTGTGAAAATTTAGCAACATGGAGGATGGAGAATAAATATCTAATCCTTCATTTTTGTGATAAATGTAAACAACGTCCCGATTTATTCAACAAAGCAACAGACCAATGGATAAAGCTTAAAGGCAAAGGAGAAATAAAAAATGGGTGATGCTGCTGATGATGCTCGTGATAGAGAGGAGAAATTAAAACTAATATTTGAGGAGGAATTTCTGTCCCTCTCAAATAAAGAGTTATTTAAAGACACAGCAAGAGCAAGAAAGCCTAAAATTATAAGCATAAGAAAATGGTATAAGAAGTATGGAAAATTAAGTGATAAACAAAGATTTTGTTTGGCAGTGTGGCTATGGGAAAATTGTTGAATGTTTGCATCACAAACAATTTAACAAGGAGGATTTATGGGAGAAGTAGCAGTTAAATTTGTGAGGCAGATGGAAGAGTGTAAATCTTGCTATCAAGGAAAGAGACATGCTTCTGGCTCATCAACTGGTGTTTATAATTGTTCTGTTTGCAATGGCATAGGCAAAATCTACCGTCTATCAAAAATAAAGGTGGAGGCAAAGAAATGAAAAAATACATTTTCATCTCCTATCCATATACCCATTTTGGGTTATGGTATTATACAGAGATTTATTTTTATGAAGTATGGAGGTAAAGAAATGAACAAACCCAGAAAAGAAAGCACCACACTTAAAATTTTTGTTAAATCTTATTGCAAACCCTTGACTTTTTAAAGTCAAAGAGTTAAAATTATATATCATCATGCAAAACTTTAAGGAGAAACATGAACAGCAAACTTGATGCACTTTTAACATCTTTAGCCCCACACACAAGAGATGAAATACTTGAAGCTCTCAAGAAAGTGTTAGGGAAAAAGATTTCCAAGCCAAGAAAAGTAACATGCCAATGTGCCTACCATACCGTCACAATGCACAACCACATTACCTGCAATCTATGTAAAAAGAACCATGACGATGTATACCCCTTTGACATCCTCATGAAAGGTGTCCCACAAGATTTCTATGAAAAACAGACCAATGTTTTGTTTTGTCAGTATTGTGAAGAAGAACTTTTGAAGATTGAGAAGGAAGAGCTGATTAGAAGATTTATTTCATATCTGAGAGGCTTAAGTCTTTCAGTAAGGTAAAGAAGCAAATAATGCCTTTGGCGTTATAATTTCATTTAAAGGAGGCTTTCAATCATGAAGGCAACAAACATCAACTATAGTATTAAAGTTCCAGAGGGAGCAGAACCACAATCTGGAACTGTCTCAATGAACTTCCCAGAGAGCGTGGAAGAGGCTACACAGACGTGGGGAGAAGAAGTGGTTTTGAAGAAATGTCTTGCACAGGTCACGATTGATGCAAGAAGGCTGTGTTATGAAGCAGAAAGTGAGGAACAGGCTCAGGAAATGGTTAATAACTTCACTCCTGGGGTTGGCAGAGAAAGAATGACAAGTGGGGTAAGCCAGAAAGCACTGCTTCAGTTGCTGAAAGGAAGAAGCAAAGAAGAGATTGCGGCTCTTATTGCACAGCTTAGTTAAGTTTGGTGCATCCATGATACTGCGTATGGTGGAAACACCCCCAGATGTATAGGGGAAAAACAGACGCTATGTGTCATAACACAAAGAATGTGGGGCTTAGTTATGGAGTAGTCCACGCCAACCCCAATCACTTGCAGGTAGTCATAAAAGAAGACTTCTGTGCTTCTAAACTGGAATCCTGCTGCGCAGTATAAATAAAAGGAGAATTCATGAACAACCAAAAATGGTTAGACTATTCCACACTTGCACACTTCATGCGATGTCCACGAATGCACTACTGGCGCATGCATCGCCATCTCACAACAACAGGCATTGCTCGTGATTTTGGGAAGGCAATTCACATTGCACTTGCAACATGGAATAGAACAAAAGACCAAACGCTTTCTACCACTGCATTCAAAAATGCCATGTCTTCTGTCACCCAAGAAGACCCTAAACGAAATCTCACCACTGGGGTTGAAGGTCTCAATGCATACTTTGCAAGGTGGAAAGATGAAGAGTATAAAACAATAGATGTTGAGGTTGGTTTTGCAATAGATGTGCACTCCAAACATGGAGATTTTGTTTTCATAGGGAAAATAGACCGAATTGTGGATTCTCCCACACTTGGTGTTGGTATCATGGAACACAAAACAACCACAATTGGTGGTAACTCGTGGCTCAATCGTGCAGAACCAAACATGCAAATGGATGGTTACATCACAGCTCTTTCAACTCTTTATGGAAAACAACCCTTTGGTGGTGTGCTTGACATTATCCACTTTCATGAAAAGCCCGCCCAGAGGCATCTTGCAATGAGAATCTTAAAGACTAAATGGAGTGCTCAGGATTGGGCAAGGAATATCTCTGCATGGTATGATGAAATCGTTGTCTGTGATGAAGAGGACTTCCATCCAAAGAACACCGATAATTGTGTCCCTATCATCCCTGGGTTTTCATGTGAATACACTGAGCTTTGTTCAATGTATCCAGACCCATACGGTGTGGAGGAGATTCAAATACCTGGAAAATATGTTGTAGAGCCCTGGCATCCATACGAAAATAGGGAGATAATAGGAGGAGCAAAGGAGGAAAGAAATACATGAGACCCCAAAAACCCCTTCCGACACTTAAATGCGAAGAATGTGGGAGGGAGGTGGATGTGATAAAAGGTCAATTTTTGCATCAAACAGAAGATGGAGATTTCTGTAATGATTGTTTCCTAAGTTTTTTTGAACCAGAAGTAAAAAAGTGGGAGGATGAATAATGCAAAGGTATAGATGTGAAGAAAAGGAAGAAGAAAAGGAAGAAGAAAACGAAAATGTCAAGATTGCTTATGCTAAAACCATAAGTTTTCCTGTTGATTTTGATTTAAGACAGTTTGGAAGTTTTAAGGATAAGGCTGTTTTTTTGCCTACTCATGCTGACGGTAAATGGACAATGGGGAAGGATGAAGGAGGAGCGTTGATTGTCTTTTTGGAGAAGGTAGAAGATGCTGAGGAGTGAAAAAGGAGGACAAATGAAACTATTTAGCATTCTCTCAAACTATAAAAGTGACATCATTCCACGCAGATTTTTCATAAAGCTGAAAGATGCTGCAACAATGTGGTATATAGAGAAATGTTTAGAAGTGAGACTTGGGAGAAGGACTATTCACATCTCACTTCCTTTTACCAGAACTGAATTATAGAACTGAACAGAATAGGAGAAAAAATGACAAGAAAAGATTATCAAAACCTTGTTGACATTTCTATCCACCTCGCCAGAAGGGTAGGATTCAATGAAGAAATCTTTGCAATCGTGGCATCAGGACTTGCAGATAGTTATGGCAATTTCAACAAGGAGAAGTTTGTAGATGAGTGTTATAAAAAATGGGAGGGAGGAAAGAAATGATATTGATGTTAGCTGGAGAAAGCTTCACAGGCAAGAGTGTTTCTGCTGGCACATTCCCAAAGCCAATGTGCTACCTTGAATTTGATGTCAACGGAACAGAATCACTAAAACATGCAAAGAACAAAGATGGGAGTCTTGTTGTTCAGGATTTTGAAAAGATTTTTGTGAAAGCTCTATGTAAACAGAAAGTTCATGACTTGAGTTTCGTCACAGATATGGGTGGGAAGATGAGCAAAGGAGACCCACCAGAACATACAGCAGAATCCGTTGATGTCATCAAAGAATACAACGAGTATATGAAAACCTTGAGAGAAAACAAAGAAGGTTTCCAAACCCTTGTTATAGACTCCATGACATCTATGTTCCGCATCTGGATGGAAATGATTTTATGGATAAACAAAATTCCTTCTATCAGACAAAATGATTTTGGGACATTGACAGGTATTCTGGCAGGACAGTTTTTACCAAACCTTAGAACACTTCCCATCCCATACATCATCTTGGTCAATCATGTCGCCACAGAAGTGGAAGAAAAAACTGGCATTGTCTTGTCAGAGTTCCCATACGCACCAAGTAAAAACATGGGGAAAGGTTTAGGTAAACACATTGATGAACTATACAGACAAAAAATTGAAGGAGGTGATTACGTTTGGAGAACACGCAAGACAGGGTTCTTTCAAGCGGGTTCAAGGTTGAGTGTGCCTGAGTTGATTAAACCAGCCACGTTTCAGGAATTGAGTAAATATCTAAAATAGGAGGGAAAGGTATGACAGTATGTAGTGAAGGGCATAAAGAGATTTGTTATGAAGGAAGAGAGTGTCCTTTCTGTGTGGCAATAGAAGAATATGAGACACAAATAGGTGAACTTGAGCGGGAGGATGATGAGCTGGGGTTAGATGAGCAAAACACAAAAGAGTAGACACAACAAACCACATCCCTTTGGGATGCATATTACGTATTTGGAGGATTGAAATGCCAGGAATATTTGACATTGACTTAAGCAAAGTTAGGGTAGGAATTGCAGATGGTCCACACACAGGCACAATTCAGAAGGTAGAGTATCAGCTTAAAACAGGCGAATTATGGAACAACGAAGGCACAACAGCCATCACCAGAGAAGAGATGAATACCGCTGACCCAGCAATGGTAAGGATGCATATCACAATAGGTGTTCCAGGTCAAGGTAACATTTGGCATGACCTTTATTTCTCAGAAAAATCAATGGGGTTTGTCAAAACATTCTACAAAGCTCTTGGATGTGAGTTGGCAGATGACATTACAGGAAAAACCATAGGTATTAATGTAATCACAAAAGAAGACCCTGCTTATGGTGAGCAAACCAGAATATCCAAAGTGTTTAAGGCGTAATGTGGCTTAAATAGATTATGAGCAAGAGGTTTCTCCAAATAAAAAGAGGAAGGATTTTCATGAATTCTCCTATGCCTCTTCCTCTTGCTCAAACACAAAAAAGGAGGAGGTAAAATGAAAGACTTTGTTAAATGGTTTTTTGTTATCACAACCTTAATTTTTCTTGTCGCATCTCTTGGCTACTTTTGGAGAATGTATCAAGAACCAGAGGGAAAAGTTAACCCAAACACTATCACAATTTCTGAGTTAAGAGATGAAATTAAAAAAGGACAACCATTCTACCTGAATATAGACAACGAGAAAAGGTTAAGATTCCACCCCAATGGTTACAAGTGGTGGATTTCAGAAACATTAAGGCAACAGAGTAAGTGAATGATAAAACCTGACATTTTTTACCCATCTAAGACATGGAGGCTAAGAACAGCGTGTGGGAATATGTTTGTTGTTTTCGCAAGAGACCCTGAAACAAAACAACTCATTTACATCCACACCCATTTTGGTAAAATGGGAGGCTGTGCCAGTGCAACTGCAGCAGACATGAACACAATGTTTCGTTGGGTGGTTGGGCTTCCAAGAAATGAGCAGATTGCACTTGTGAATGAAATGAAGGGAACAACATGTCAGTATGGAAGAGAGTCGTGTAAACTGATACTCATGGAGAAAGTTTATGAACAATTTATGCAAAAGGAGGTATAGATGGAAAAACACCACCAAATCCACGTTGACATTAAAGAAGAGACATTCAAAGAACTATGCAGGCTTCTTCCTGAGCCACGAATGGTGTCATGGTTGGTCAGAAAACTAATCCTAAACTACATCGCAGGGGTTAAAGAGGGTGCAAATCCCTGGGCGTTCCTTGAAGGTTGGAGAGGGTAAACATGGAACTAAAAGACCTTTTGGAAAAAAGCGTAAAGGAGATGACAGAAGAGGAGCTTGAAGAAAGAGTCCTTGCTTTGGTAAGATGTAGAATCATCAAGACACCAAAGGCAGCCTCTACCAAAGCACCGAAGGCTATAAAAACAAACAAGGAGCAACAACTTACCAACCTTATTAAAAAGCTTGACAAGGAACAAATTGCATCGTTGATGCAGAAACTTTCAGAATAGGAGAAAAAACAATGGAAGACTTAAAGGAGAAAGCTATTTTAATGTATAGAGAATTTCTACCTCTATATGCAAAAGGGATTATAAGTATTTCAAGTGGTGATATACATGTAGGTCTACCCCTCTTTAAAAGTTTTTGTCCAGACTCTGCTATAGTTACAGCAGAAAAAATACAAGGCTACATTCACCTATATTTTAAAGAGGATGATATCAAATTTGTGGCTGTGATATAAAGGAGAAAACATGGAAGAAGAAAAAGTTATCTGGCTTGACCCAAAGGACATTACCATTCCACCAAAACGTTCTCGCTTGGAGATAGGAGACCTGGAATCTCTTAAAGAAGCCATTTCCTTCACAAAAAAGAACATTACTCCCATTCAAGTTAGAGACAACGGAAATGGAACATACACACTTATTGCTGGAGAAAGAAGAACGAAGGCTTGCCTTGAACTCAAATTTCCTGTTCGTGCTATTGTTGAGACTGATGAAGAACTTGACAACAAGGTGTTGGAAATAATGGAGAACAAAGAACGCAAGCAGTTTACATGGCAAGAGGATGCTTTTGCAACTGAAGACCTGCATAGAATTCTCTCTGCAAAAGGAGGAAAGGGATGGGGATTGCAGAAAACCGCTGACCAGGCAAAAATGAGTGTTGGTGCAGTTTACACATACATTGACCTTGCAGAGGCGTTGAAAACTGTCCCAGAAGTGTTTGAAGGATGTAGTAATAGAGAGCAGGCTATTAAAGCCCTGAAGAAATTTAAAATTGATGAAGCCAAAGCAGAACTTGGGCTCAGAAAAAGCAAGACAGACTATGGATTAAGAGCAAAAAGCATTGTCTTCTTTGGAGATTGTAATAATCTGATTGAGAGCCTCCCACCAAAATCTATCAATGCCCTCATCTCTGACCCACCTTATGGAATAGATGTCTTTAATCAGAGGTTTGAAAATCGTGAACTTCCTAAAGCATCTTATGCTGACCAGTATGATGATTCAAAAGTGAACTTTCAAGAAGTCCTCACAACCTTGATTCAGAAATCTTCCAAAGTTCTCAAAGACAACGCAGCAGTTTTAATGTTTTGTGGGTTTCAAAACGCCCAGTTTCTTATAGACCTATGGAGCAAGGAGGGTTTCTCAATGGATGTTATTCCTGGCATCTGGGTTAGGGGCTCAAACACAGCAAGAACAAACCGCCCAGAGCTTTATTTTAATCGGTGTTATGACTTGTTTGTCTATGGACTCAGGGGTGATGCTGTGCTTGCTAAACAAGGAACGGTGAATGTCCTGTCTTATGTGGGTGTGCCAACAGCAGAGCGAGAACACCCCTCTCAGAAACCAGTAGAGCTTATAGAAGAACTTGTTATGCGTATGTGCCTCCCAGGTCATATTGTCCTTGACCCATTTGCAGGTTGTGGTTCAACCCTTGTTGCTGCATTGAAGAGGGGGTGTAAGCCGATAGGTTTTGAGCTGGATTTGAAATACTACAATCTTGCTTTGAGTAATGTGGCTCAAGCGATTAAGATGAAGGATGCAGGAATTGCAGATTTAATAGGAACTTAAAAAAGGAGGTCTCTTTATGAAACTGACATTAGAACAATTTACTAAAATCAAAGACCAAGTTGAAGAAGAACTGCTTGGTTCTGGTGAGGATAAATATGATGCAAAATCAAAATTTTCAGAATATGCGTTTGAATGGGACTTTCATCACACTTTTCCACCCACCACCTCCAGATTATATTTTTGGTGGAAAGATGGGGAAGTTCATGGAAAAAGAACAACATCTGCAATGGAAACGTCTCCATATAACTATACAGAATTTACTGCCTTTGGCACAGATTATTTGAAAAAGGTATTTAAGGTAGAATAATGAGCTCCAAGAAACAGATAAATGAGTTCAGAAAGCTTTTAATAAAGGAAGCTCTTTCTTTCCCAATCATGGCTTGTCCACAAACAAACAAGGAAGAGGTGTGGGCAAATGTGATGCAACATTGTAAATATTACAATCCTCAGTATGAAAGAGATGGATGTTTGCTTAATTCAGGGTGTATATGGAGGGAAAATTATGATTGAAATTGCAGTTTATGTGTTTCTTGGAATATGCTTGTTGGGGTCTATCTTTATTGTTGTTAATGCTGTTATGCAGGCGGTAAAGGAGAAAGAGGGATGAAAAAGAAAGTCAAAAAATCCAGCAACAAGCCAAGATGGAAGAATAGAAACCAAGTGCTTTTCACGTTATGTGGAATGATTCAAACTTTGATTTTAATGGCAAAATCAGACCACCTTACTGTTGAAGAAGTAAAACGAGTTGCAGCCGCATTTGACAATTTATATGATTTAGAACTGAAGCTTCTAAGGAAACATATATGATTATAGTCCCTCCAGAAGGCTCAAAAGACAGCCTCATCGCCATCATTGGTCAAGCACCTGGTGCAACCGAGGAACTTGAGGGCAGACCATTCTGCGGTCCTGCAGGAAATGTCCTGAACATGAAACTCCATTCCATCAACATCATGCGTCAGGAGTGTTACATAACCAATGTTGTCAAAACCAGACCCCCTGGAAATGATTTTTCCATTTACTGGAAAGGAGCTACCCCAAAACCTGAGCTGCTCCAGGCAAGAGATGAACTTTTACAAGAGCTTGATGGGTGTAAAGCTAATATTTTCATTGCTCTTGGCGCTGATGCACTCTGGGCTCTAACAGGACAAACCTCTATCGGAAAATGGCGAGGGTCAATTCTGGAGTGTAAACTTCCATCAGGGAGGGTTGTGAAAGTTCTTGGAACTTACCACCCTGCCGCTGTTTTACGTCAATGGAGACTTAGTGTGATTGTTTCTCTTGATTTTAAAAAAGCCTTAGCACAGTCAAAATTTCCAGAGGTGGTGAGACCACAAAGGAATCTGATGATTGCACCAACCCATGAGGATATTTTAACCTTCATGACCAAATCTTATAATGACCTTTCACGCCCTGAAAAGCCATTCCTAACCTACGACATAGAGACTGCCTTTAACCAAATTGTCTGCATTAGTCTTGCATTTTCAAAAGATGAGGCTATGTCTATACCTACAACAAAGGGATTTTGGGGTGGGATTTCAAAGCTGAAAGTTGTACTTGAAGACATAGAACATATGCTTACACATCCAGATTTCACAAAGGTTGGGCAAAACATTGCCTATGACATTCAATACCTTGTTCGTGCTTTTGGCATCCTTCCATCCAAGCCCTGGTATGATACGCTCATTGCACAACATGCATGCTACCCTGACTTTGCAGGACAAGAGGACATTTATGGGAAGAAAAAAGGTGGAACGATGAAGGTAAAATCCCTTGCTTTCCTTGCTTCAGTTTACACCGATGAGTTGTATTATAAAGATGACCTTAAAGTGTGGCAGGCAGACATGACTGACCTTAACAGACTTTGGACATATAATGCAAAAGACTCGGCAGTGACGTATGAAGTTATGAGTGCCCTTGAAAAAGAGATTGACCTGCTTGGTGTAAGGCACACCTTTAACTTCATGATAGAAATGGTTGAACCATTGTTGTTTATGATGCTTAGAGGGGTTGGGTTTGATGAAGCAAAAAGGCAGGAATATGAGGACATTCTAAAACCAGAACTTCAAGTTGAACAGCAAAGAGTTTTAGAGCAACTTGGTGGGATTAATCCAAACTCCCCAAAACAAGTGCTTGGGTTGATTGCATCATTAGGTCTTCCTCAAATCATCAACAGAAAAACAGGCAAACCCACAACAAACAAAAAAGCGATTGAGAGTTTAAGCAAAAAAAGTCCTGAGCTTCGGATGATTGTGAAAGCAAAAGAACAACAAACCCTTATTTCAAACTACATTGATATTGATGTAGACCCCATTGATAAAAGACTTCATACATCCTTCAACATTGCTGGAACAAACACAGGAAGGATTAGTTCATCTGAAAGTGTTTTTGGTTCTGGGCGAAACCTGCAAAACTTCCCAAAGAAGATTCGTGATATGGTTACCTCAGACCCAGGAATGATATTCACAGAGTGTGACCTTGTAGGAGCGGAGGCGTTGGTTGTTGCATATCTTTGTGAAGATGAGCATCTTATAAGACTTATAAATGAAGGTAAGAACATCCACACATACACAGCAAATCTTATCTGGGGTGTAGGCGAAGATAAGGTCAAAGCTGACATGGAAGAAAAAGACGCTGTTGGAAGGGACACTGAATCTTTATATTATAAAGCAAAGCGAACACGCCACATGTGTAATTACAAAAGCACGTGGGTTGCTGTCTCTGAACAACTTGGCATTTCAGCAGCTGAGGCAAAAATCCTTATCCAAAAATACTATGACACCTCACCCAACCTTGCCAGATGGCATAAAAATGTTGAAGACCAGATTAAAGTCAATCGGACACTTATCACCCCACTTGGGAGAAAGAGAATCTTTTTTGACAGAATTAGTGAACAGCTTTTTAGGGAGGCTATTGCATACGTTCCACAAGAGACTGTGGCAAGTGTGTTGAACACAGGATTGCTTAGGTTTTACAACGAAGTGTGTAAAACAAATCACAATATTGAAATTCTTCTTCAAGTCCATGACTCACTTCTTGTTCAACATCCCCCAAAGAAGAAAGAGTTTGTTTATGATGAACTAAAAAGATGTATGAGGGTAGACCTCAAGATTAAAGGTAGGGAATTTTACATCCCTATTGAAATTAAATCAGGAATAAATTGGAGGGACTTAAAATGAAAAACCGTGACCCAGATTTCTTTGTAGTTGATAGTGTTGAATATGCAGTAATTGACAAGAAACAAAAAAGAAAGTTTCAAAGTTTAGGTTATAAGCAGGTTAAAGATGTGAAGAAAATACCAAAAGAAGCATTTCTCAAATATCTACTTCGGTGGTAGAAAAAGAAAGGAAAGCGTTTAAATGATTGAATGTAAAATTTGTGGAAACACCCAGGTGATTGTTGAACTTGACACAAAAACAACTGTTGAGCGTGAAGGAGATTTACCAAAATTATCCTCAGAAACTGCATATAGAATCATTCAAATAAACTGCTCCAAATGTCTTTCAGAACTTTATTGTTTTCTTCATGGCTGGTTTACCCATGTTGACGCTGACAGGCGATTCTACACTGCAATGCAGAACCTTAATACAAACAAGACACAAGAAGAAGATAATGCCCTTCTTGAAATGATAGAAGGTGTAAACTATGAAGACCTCATAGCTTTGCTTCAAAAAGGAAAAGACAATGAGGCAAAATGAGAAAGTGTGAAAATTGGTTAGATACGTATCGGGAATACACCGCAAAAGCCGAATCCCCTGACTCTTACCACCTCTGGTGTGGGCTTAGTGTCATCGCTGCTTGTCTTCGCAGGCAGGTGTGGGTTAACATGGGACATTTTGCTGTATATCCAAACATGTATGTTGTGCTTGTTGGTCCACCTGGTTGCAGAAAGAACTCAGCCATGAACATCGCCACAAACCTTGCATTCAACCTTGAAGATGTGAAGTTTAGTGCTGATGCAACAACCCGTGAAGCTCTTATTAAAGCTATTGCTAACTCTGCCACAACCATTGAACTTGACAACAAAGAGCCCTATGTCCATTCATCTCTTACAATCATCAGTCCAGAACTTTCTGTGTTTCTTGGGACAAATAACACTGACCTTTTAAGTCTCCTGACTACATTGTATGACTGTGTGTCCACCGACACAGAAATTCTTACAAACAATGGTTGGAGGTCTATAGACACAATAGATAAAGATGACCTTGCATTGACCTTAAACATCCAGACAGATGTGTTAGAGTATATGCCAATCAACTTTATTGTCAAGAAAGAAGCTGAAAGAATGGTTTTATTTCAAACTCGTGCGGTTAATCAACTAATGTCCCCTTCCCACCAGGTTCTTTATAAGTCCAGAAGTGGTGGGTGCTTGTCTAAAGACTATATTCTAAAAGATGCTGAAAAGCTTGTAGGAATAGGAACAGAACGGCATATTCCACTAAGTGGAATTCTTCCTTCAGAGGGTGTAGGAATAGCTGATGAGATTATTGCACTTGCAGGATGGGTTATCACAGATGGTTTCATTGGTGATTCTAATATTGGAATAAATCAACGAAAATCAAAGTTGCACAAAATAACAAGACTTCTTGACTCGCTTGGGATTAAATACTCAATGTGTTTGAACTACAAAGCAGGAACTAAAAAGCTTATAAAAGACAAAATAGTCACTGCATCCGAAGATATGTATCAAATTTACATTGGAAAATCTCAACCTTATGTAAGCCTTTTTGGTGTAAAGCATGTTCCTTCGTGGTTAAAGGATATGAATCAAAGACAATTCGGGATTTTTTTAAATGCTGTTATTGATGGAGACGGACACCATATATCCCCAACAAACAAAAATCTAACTGTAGGAATGAACAACATGCAATTTGTAGATGAACTTCAAGCACTTGCAGTCAAGAATGGTTGGGCATCGTATGCAACACCATACAAAGACAAAAGCAGACATGCTATTATGATGTCATTTAATCATAAAAAGTTTAGCTGTTTTGGTGGTGGCGCAAAAAAGGTAAGAGGACAATTTGTAGAGGGAAAAGCACAGGTTTGGTGTATAAACACAGACAACAGGACTATGGTTATCCGAAGAAAAGGGAAAGTTTCCATAACAGGAAACTGCCACCCAAAGTGGACATACCGCACAAAGAACCAAGGCACTGACATTATCTACGGTGAATGGCTTAACCTGCTTGGAGGAACAACCCCAGCGTGGCTTGTTGGAAGTGTGCCAATGAACGCCATTGGTGGTGGGTTTACTTCCAGAATCATTTTTGTTGTTGAAAGTGAACCAAGACATCGTAAAGCAATCCCACGATTGTCTAAACATGAAAAGAACCTCCAAGCTGATTTGACCACTGACCTTGAAAGAATCTCAATGTTAAAGGGAGAAATGTCACTGTCAGACGAAGGAGAACGGTGGTATGTAAATTGGTATGAAAAAGGTGCACGCAAAACTTCCTCAGATATGCGATTTGAAGGATATTATGAAAGGAAACACATCCATCTTTTGAAGGCTGCAATGCTCATCTCAGCAAGCTTTGGTGATGATAAGATTATAACAGAACTCCAACTTAAAAGTGCTCTTTACATTATAGAACAGCTTGAAGAAAAAATGGTTAATGCCTTTGGCTCAGCAGGAAGAAGTGTTCATGCACCTGACATTGACTTTATGTTGCAATGTATCTCTGACCTTAAGGTGGTGAGTAGAGAGCAGCTTTTAAAGGCTGTGTGGAGGGAAATCAGTCCGAAGGATATTGACATTGTGCTTAAAACTTTAATTGATATGAAACATATTGAGCAGTATCAGGATAAAGGAATATGGTTTTATAAAATTGTAGGAGGAAAAAAGGAATAAAATGCAAACCTTAACATGGCTTCTCACAATATTAAGCCTTTATGGTGTGGTTCTCAACATCCACCATAACCGAAAATGCTTCTACATCTGGACTTTCACCAACGCATCATGGGCTGTTGTTGATTTTAGTGTAGGACTTTATGCACAAGGGGTGTTGTTTGTGATTTACACAGGACTTGCCCTGTGGGGAATTCTAAAGTGGAAGGAGAGAAAATAATCATTCCTCTTCTGCATACCTCCTCCTTCTCCTGAACCTTGTTACTGAGGTAGGGGAGATGATGTATCCTTTCTCCTTCATCTCTTTCCTTATCTCTGCAGCCTTCTCCTTATCTTTCTCATATAATGCATCTGCAAGTTTCCTCGCAAGTCGGGTTTTTCTTGCCCTCACAATTCTTCCTGTTTCCTTTATTGCATGCACTGCCTCATAAAACTGTGCTGGGGTCTCCGTAGCAAAACCAATTATATCAATAACCTTCTCCCACGTTTGCTGCTCTTTTGGTGTGTCTTTCCACAAGAACAGCACTCTTTTCCTAATCTCCACAGGAAGTTGCTTGATGTCTTCATCCTGAAACCTATCCTTGAGGTTCAGTCGCCAGAAATGCTTTGCCTGAGAAGGAAGGACTTTTCTCCATGTTTCTGGTTGAACTCCTGTTGTTGTGCCAAACTCCTTCCCAACCCTCCACCATGCTGTGAATGGAGGTGTCATTGCTGTTCCAAAGAGTTCTGAAGAACCAAACATAGATGAACCTGAAATGCCAATGAGAGATGGAAGTCCATGTATAATCACTCTTGGGAACTTATCTTTAAATTCTTTTTTATCAAGCTCCCAATCATCATCACCAAGAATGGATTTCATCACAAAATCTAAAACAGCCATAAATGCTCCTGCTCCATATATTCCACCAACCCCACCAAGAGAGAGTCTTGCTGCAACAGCCATCCCAAAAGCTTTCTTGTTTGGGTATAAGTCCTTCACAAAGTTCATATCATTCAGCACAAAACTTTTAAAAAGCATAACCGGAGCAAGTTTCCCTCGTGTCAGTGGTGCTCTGTTGGCTTTATCGTATATCCATTGAGTTCCATTTGTAAACTCTCTTACATAGGTTTCCAACTCCTGTCCCTTCAACCCTTTCATGTGTCCTATGTCCAACGCTGTGAATGCAGACATCAACCTGTTAGAATTTTCTGTGAGTGCCATAAAGAATCCTACAATCTTCCCAATCTTTGATTCTTCCACAATTTCGTGCGTTCGCACAGGAGATATAACCCCTTCTGCAATAAGATTCTTTAAAATAAGTTTGTCTCCATAACTAATCTCATTAAAATCATCAAGAACTTCAAATGAAGGTTTTGGTTTGAAGATGTTAAAGTTTGATTGTTTAAGCTGGAGTTTATAAAAGTTTATCTCTTTCATTTGTGCCCTGTGAGCAGCCTGGATTCCCTCCATTCCATAATCCTTGAAGGCACGTGGAACGGTTGTAATAAATCGCTGGGTCGCATTTATTAAACCTGTTACAGGCTTAAGCATCATGTAATAAGCAAACAACGCTGTTCTTATTGCAATGTTAACCCTTCCTTCTCTCCACTTCTTCCCATTATAAAAATCAACAATATCCTGACCCCTTTCCTGTAACTCAAAAGGAAGCTCTGCAACCGCATCCGCAACCCTTGCAGCCATGAAGTGCTTTGCCATAGCTTTTGGCATTGATTCTATATAACGATGAATAGACTTAGCAATATCTGTGTCATATCCTGGGGTTACAGTTTCCTGCCTATGTGCAAATCTCCCTCCAGCCCATTTCTTCAAATACTCTGTGCCGACAAGACTCATAAGTTTCTTTATATCCTGTGAGGTTGCATCATGCTTTGCCAAAATGTTTTCAAGAACACGAGCATTACTTACCGCAAACATTATAGCTGAAAAATCTGTGAACTTTTGTCTTACATCAAAGTGTTGAAATGTTGGAGTGGTTTGATTACCAGTCTCATCATACTTCTGCAATCCCTTCATTGTCTGCTCAAAATTAGTTAAGACCCTATTCAGTTCTCTGGCACTGTCGTGAGAACTAAACGATATGGTTTTTCCCTTCTCATCTCTTATGACTAAAGCCTGATTACCAAACCTAAATCGTGGATAGTAGTTCTCTGTGTAATGTTTGTTGATAAAATCATCAGCTTCTTTAACAATCCTGCTCTTTTCTTCAGATGTTACCACACGCCCTTCCTGCTTTCCAAGTCTATACATAGCATCATCAACATAAAGTCTTTTCATATAATCTCTGATTACAAAGTCAAATGTGCTTCTTATCGCATCATGTTTAACTTTATCCGAAGGAGAAAGATTCTCATATCCAGTTAAAACACCAGCAGCATCACTATCAACCACAACCTTTGTGACTGCATCAGAAATACCTTCTTTTCGTATAAACTTGTTTATCATGTTTGCTGCATGAAATGATGCCCTGTGTGCAGACCTTGAAATTGCATACATGGCTTCTGTAACAGTTGATAAGTGCTTATCCCAAACAGGCGGTTGAGTGTCTTTTAACAGATTCTTACCACTAAACCTTGCTTCCCCAGTCATTTCTGACACCACATCAAGCATATCCTCAACTCGTGGTGGGGCTTTCGCTTCAACCTTCCCAGGCTTGACTTCTGACGGTGCTGGCATTTCCATAACTTCTGCTGTTCTTGATAGTAAAACCTCAAGTAATGAAGCATCAATCCCTGGGGCATTTCCATACACTTTTGCTTTTACTATGTTCCAGAACTTTGTAAGAAGTGACATCACCACACCAGGCTTTTCCCCCACTGAAGGAACATACTTTACTCCACTTAGATAGTTCCGAAGAGCCTCACTTTCTGATACCATAGCAGCAAGTTCATCCAAACTCTGTGCAGAATAAAAAAGGTCATTTAATCCAGACTGGTCTTTCATGGTTGGGTGAACACTTCCATCATGTTCTCTCATCCACTCTATTGTTTTCACTTCTTCAGGTGAGAAGGTTGCAAGATATTGGTCAAAGATTGGGATGAAAGCTTTTCTCACTTTGGGGTCTTTCATCTTTTCAACCAACAAGGCATGGTTAATTTCATGATGTATCTCTTTCACTATTGTGTGCTTTTGTAAGATTTGTGGAAGATTTAGTTCAATCCATTTTACACCACTTTTATCTGTGTAATACAGAGACCTTTTCTTTAGGGCTGCAAAAAGATTGACTTTTACATTGACACTTTCAAGCCACGCACTTATATCAGAAGAGTTAAACAATGCTCTACCATATTCACTGGTAGCTTCATCAGGACTGTCTTTCAAATGAGGAAGCAAATCTTTTCCAGTTTTAACTGTATCTCTTATCTTTTTTGCGTAGTCCCCAGGTTTTTCATGCTTCATTCGCTCTACATAATCATCGTAGTCTTTGCTCTTAACTGCAACATCTGGGTCAATGGGAACGTCTACTTCAGCAATCTTCTTCAGAGCAATATTGAGGTCTCCTTCTGTAGACTCATGAAGTTCTTTCCCAAACTGGTCAAGAGTGTTTTGTAGGTGGTGTTCAAGGGTTGCTTTCTCATAAATTCCAGTCTCTTGTTCATACTTCCCATGTGCATCATCCCACATCTTTTCAATATGGCTTTTTGCAATGTTTGGGAAATTCCTTTCAATATAACCTGTCCACCCCTCCTTACTCATACCAGGATTTGACTCTATTTGTTGAGATGCAGACTTGGGAAGAGCACCCTTTAACTTATCTTCCCCCAGCTTTGACAGGTCTCGGTCAGGAGATTGAAACTCCTCACCTTCTTCGGCTTCTTCAGCCTTCTCTTCCATTTTTGCCTGAAGTAAAGCCTGTTTCTCTTCCTCTCTTATCTCTTTCACCTCATCCCTATAATGCTCTTGCATATTCCTGATTGTCGTGGAAAGCATTTCAGGGCTGTATCTGGATAGTCTTGCAAAGTGGCTCTCTCTTTCACTTTCGATATGTCCTTTTTTATCTGTGAAGATTTTATCAATAAGAGGTCTTAACTTGGAAAGAAGTGCTCCTTTGTCTGGAATCCCTGGTTCAGCTTTCTCCACTTCAGCTCTTTTAGCAATGATTTCTTTTATAAGTCCCTCTGGAGTTTTATCTTTAATTGGAATAAGGAGTTCTTGTGCTTGTTTTATAATGTCAGCAGGAATTTGTGGGACAGTAGGCTTGGCTTCTTCTTCAGGTAACCTATTAACATCTTTTTTATAAGCAAAAATTTCTCCTTCAGAAAACCCTATATAATCTTTATTTGCCCATTGTATATTGTCTTTATGAATAGAAAACTCTTTTACAATACCATCTTGTCCTGCAAATTTTTGTGCAATTTTTTTATCTAAAGTGTAGTTCTCAAAATTTCTTAATTTTCTTGTTTTTTCCATTCCTCTATAAATTTGAATATTATCAGGAATTTCATTATAATTTTTATAGGATGTTTTTAAAATTTTATTAACTTTTTCAAGTATTCTTGTTTGTCTTGCACTTTCTTGAGAATCAGCACTCCAATCAACAAAATCAGCTTTTCTTTCTAAAGCATTTTGAATTTCTGCTAAAGCATCATTTTTTGAAATAGATACACGTTCTCCTCTTTCGTTTGTTTTTTCTCCACGGAAAAGCGCTTCCGCAGCCATATCAATTCCATCTGTTGCAGAATCTATTTCTACTTGTTCAATAGAAGGCTTGGCTTCCCCAGGCTGACCTTTCACTTCCTGAAAGGGCATTGCTGCTGTTATTTCAGATATCCCTACCTTCTCCTCTGGCAATGGGGCTGGCTTTAATAGCTCATCTGCAACTGCTTTTGTTATATTACCTCCTTGCAAAGCAATGGAAACTTGCTCAGCAAAGGGTTTACCTTCAAAAACAGCTAAAGCCTGAATCCTTGCCTTAGTTCTTGCTTCATCAAATACATATCTTACATCCTCAATTTCTACTTTAAAGAATAGAGGTCTATTCCCAGATATATTAGCAATTATCCTGTCCTGCACTTTTCCCTGTTTTGCTAACAATCTGCTTGCTGTGGAATCAAATGCATGTTCTTCTTTAGTGAATCCAGCATACATAGGCTTGTTGGCTTCAAGATTTGCTAATATCCTTTTATCCAGTGCTTTTTTCAATGTCCAACCTTCTTCAGTTAACCCTTCCCTAAACCATAAATCTGTCTGATCTGCTGGCAACAAGGCTGGCGGGGCAGGCTTCCCCTCTGGCAATGCCTCTGGCTCGGCAGGCTCAGCAACGCCAGCTTCCCTTATCTCCTTCTGCCTCTGCATTTCTTCCACAAGCCAGAGAGGTTTCTGATAAACCTCTTCCTCTTCCTTCATCTTCAGACCTTCTTGTTCTTCAACTATCTCAGCTTCAACCTTCTGCATTTCTTCCACAAGATGTTCTGTATAAGTGGCATCTTCTGCAAGTTCTTGTTTTTGTTCATCTGGGAGTTTTGAAACAATTTGGTTTATAAGTTTAGATGCTTCTGCAACATTCCCTTGTTCCAAAGCATCCGAAGCAAGCCCAATCACAAGTTTTTGTGTATCGTTTTCTGGTTTTATCTTGGCAACAATTTCTGCTAAAGATTTTCTAAATGCAATAGATTCTGCTTCTGAAAACCGAGCCCTGTTTTCAACAATTAACTGAGATTTGTTTTCAATGCGTTGTGAAATTCCTCCAACAAGTCCTCCAGCAAGACCACCATAAAAAGCAGACTCTTTGATACTTTCTACATCAAGGGGTTCTCGTTTTGCAACAGCAGGAATTATGTCCTGTGTAGCTTCTTGAAAACCCTCAGACACAAAAGAACTGAGTAGTTTTTTTGTAACACTCTTTGTATCACCAAACAACCCAAGTTTGTTCGTAATTGCGATTACACCAACATTGGTCATGAAAGTTTCATCTGCCGCTTTTTTTGCTTTCTCCACATCTCCTGTTTTATCAAGAACATCATTAAAAACAAACCCTCCTTCAGCCCCTGCTTCCATTATTGCTGCACCTCCAGCACCCAGCCAGTTTGCGGTGGTTGGAGAAATAGCTTTAAATGCTGATGCTGTCCTGGCGATTGCTAAACCAGGCACATAAAAACCATACACTGAACCCAAAGCATTAGATAATTTTGTAAAAAAGTCTGGGTCATCAGAAGACATTAAGGATTGAAAGTTCTCAACTTTGTTTGCAAGTTCTTTTCCATATTTTCCTTCAGTAAAACGACTTACTGTCCCAGCCAAAGCACCAATGGTTGTGCCTGCAAAACCAGATATAAATTCATCAATTACATCTACAGGTTTTTTTAATCCTTTTTTAAGAATTGCAGTAATGTCAGAATCACCAATTTCAGGACGCAAAAGACCTTTTTTCCATTTTATTAACTCTTCCCCCCATTGTTCATCACGAGGAGGTTTTGCACTTGCGGTTCTACGCACATCTTCTATGGCACTAAAAAATCTGTCCTTTTCCACATCAGGCAAAGCTTTAAACTCTGCTAAAGATATTCCTTTGTCGGGAATTTGATTTATTGTTTTGTATTTGTTCAGCCAAAAATCTCTTCCTTCATTATACCCAAGAATATCATTGATGGTTGCAGCAAAACCAATAGGGATAGAATAAAGTTGTTTGGTGGCTTTACCAAAAAATCCGCTTTGGCTTGCTTGCATCAACCCTTGCATCACATCATCAAGTCTATCCTTTTCACCAGAAACGTGTTGTAAGACAGGTGCTTTCCCCAGCAACTCATCAAGCTCTTCAAAAGTTCCCATTCTTTCTCCTTTGGGTTACTCCTCTAAAATTCCTGCGTCTGATGCACGTTTCCATGCTTCTTTTACATCCTGTCTGTTGCGGATTGCCCAGCGTTTTATGTCTTCTTTGGTGTATTTCTTCCCTGCCTCAACACCAGAAACTCCTGCACCCTTGTCCTTTTCTACCCACCTTCCTGTTTTGTTCTTTTCATAGTTTGCAAAATACTCAGCGAAGATGTCTTCATTTTCAATCCCTTCAAATCCATATTCTGTCTTCGCAAAATTTATAAGAGCTTGCATTTGGTTCAAGTAACCTTGAAGGGCATCATCCTGACCCTTTTCTGGGTCTAATGAAGCTTTAGCCTTTTCCATTGCCTTCTCAAAGTCATCTGTTTGTTTCATTCCTATGTTGAAGATTTGTGCTTTCATTTTCCTTGACTCTTTTTCCTTCAGTTCTGTGCGTTTATATCCAAGTTCTTCCTTTCTATACCCAAGCTCTTCAGCCTTCTGCTTTTCAACTTCAACATTGTGCCTTCTTGTCTCTTCCTTTGTTTCCCTCAGTATTCCTGCAGTTGCTCTTATCTTTCGTTCTTCTTGACCAAATGTTGGTGGGATTCCCATATATTCCTCATAAGCCCACCGTGCTTCATCAGGAACTTCAGCTAACTCTTCAGCACGAGTTTTTGGCACACGCATCTTTCCTTCATATTCATAAGGTTCAGCTGTTGCACCTTCTTGCCATGCACCTGTCCACTGTTCAACACCTTCAGGAGAAACACCAGTCTTTCTCATCACATTTGCTCCCCCTTCAATCTTTCTCTGCCACTTACGAGCAAGAGCATCTCGCAAAGATTGCTGAGCATTCTGTTGGTAAATCTGCCCCTGTGCTTGTATCAAAGCATCGCTCTCTGCTTCAATTTTTTTCATTGCAAGTCGTTGCACAGCATCTTGAAGATGACGAGCCATACCTGAATTTACATTTTGATTAGCTTGTCTTAATTTGTAAACATCAAGTAAATTCTGAAATGTGTAATTCATATTACGCTCCCCCACTACTCACGTTTCTAAGAAATGTTTCTGCTTCCCCACCTGGATACCATTCCCCCATTCCTCCACCAGGCTGACCATATATAGTATCTCCACTTGTCCCAAGAACCTTATCCAACTCTGCCATCATATCACTCAAAGACTGTGAAGCTTCGGTTTGTGTTGTTCCAAGAGATGGTGCATAAGACTTTCCTCCCACAGTTTTTGCCGCAGTCTTTGCCAACATCATTCTATTTATCATCTCCATTAAAGACTGTCCTTTTTGCTCTGTAAGCATAGCTTTTTTCATTTCCAAATCGTATACATTCATCACATCCTGATACTCTCTACCATACTTGCTTGTAGCTTCTTGCAATGCCATGTTATACTTACTTGTAGCTTCTTGCAATGCCATGTTATACTTGCTTTGTAATGCAAGATTCTCAGCACTAACCTCACCCATATGCATCTGTTGTGCTGTGCCATAGGCTTTAGAAGCAATATCTGACCTTGCACTTCCATATCCTTCAATTAACTTTCCTGTTGTGAAAGCTTGTTCAGGATATGCTTTGCCTCTTGCTGCGGACACCCCCCTTCTCAGCTCACTGGACAATCTTGCAGATTCGCCTGAACCAAGAAAATCAGCAAGGGAAGTTACCCTACCGAGACTTGGTGTGGAAGGTGTGTATGGAGGAGGAGATACGTATGTGGGAGATACGTATGTGGGAGAAATTGGAGCTTTTACATCTTTTAAAAAACCCCCTTCACTTATGAGTTTTTTATATTCTGATTGAAGACTCCTTATACCTGGAGCATCACTGCTTGAGTATGTGTAGTAATCTCCCCACTCGTCTTTGCCACCACCACCCCACACTGGCGCTCCTGTGCGTGGGTTATATTCATCTCTCCAACTGTATGCCATTTCACATCCCTCCTTTTAACTCTTGTATTTTATTATACACTGGTTCTTTAAAAAACTCCTCATAGCCACAGAACAAACAAGCTTAGCTCTTAAACACATTTTTTCCCTCCGCATCAAGTAATGCCATATCAAGAAGATAGAGCTCTTCACTGACTGTGTTGTGTGCTAACTTGATACTTATATGGTCAACCATCTTTCTATTTATCATAAAGTCATTATAAACATAAGAATCTCCTACAGTCTTAGCAATCATACTTCTCACAGTCTCCGTTGTGTATGTTGTGTTTCCATCAAATGCAACAGAAGGAGTAATGCTTCCTGTTGCTTGTGCTTTACATCTAATCTGCAAAGTCTTTGCATCTATCTTCTTCCCTCCACCACCTATTTCAAGTGTAAGAAAAGCATTAACAGGAACTGTTTCAGCTCCAACATCATTTAACCCTGTATTCATGCGGTAAACAAAACCATCCGACCCTCCACCCATTTGTAGAATAGTTATGTTTCCACTTCCTGCTTCAATTTCTGTCATGCAAGTTATAGCTTGACCAAGTGTGTCTGTTCCCCAAGCAGCATCTAAAATGTTATAAACAAGGAATGTGTTTGCTATAGTAGCACTTGTGCCAGTGCAAAGTCCTACCCTTAAACACTTATAAGCTGAATCATATTTCATCCAATGCTTTTCTTCGTATCCATCTCTAATGCAATTTGTTGTGTCTGTTGGGTCAAAATATATTCCAACTGGTTTGCTTATACACACTGCATCAACACCATCTGTTGCATAAACACCTTTCCTTGAAATGAAAAAGACTATTTTTGTATGGGACTTATTTGTATCACAAGGAATGTCTTGAGATGCAGGAACACCATCCATAGAGACATAAGCCTTTGAGTTTACAATCCCTATATTTCCTGAGATGACACATCTTCCAAAATTCTCTGGACTATCTCCACGAAATATGACAGTGCTACCTCCCCAAGCTCCTTTTTCTTCCTGCCACACAATAAGATTACGAGCAAATGGAGTCATCGCAAGAGTCTTGTTTGCTCTTCCATCATCACTCACACTATAAGGTATGTAGTCTATTCCATTTATGCAATTAACCCTACCTGATGCTCCAATATAAATATAGTTTCCATATTTATCAAAACTCAAAACTGGTCTATTCTGCCATGTTGTATTGCAAAAACCATTTCCAAACTTAGTTATGTCAAAGTAAGGCATACCTTCAATAGATATTTGAGCAAAACGTGAAGCGGGTTTACTGAATTTAAACCGATACCAATATGCATAAAAAGGACTCTTGTTAAACTGCGTCTTTTGAGCTGATGTTGTTCTGGCAAACGTAACAAAACCTGATTTAGAAGCTACAGTAGAATCATCATTAAAATTAGACACTGCTACCCATGAAGCTCCATTCCAAAATTCAAGTGTCATTGTGTTAGCCACTGTGTTGTCATAAGTTAATGTTGCACTTGTGTTTGCTTCTGCCACCAATGTTCCTGTTTCAACATAAATCTTATTATAAGCAACAACTTTTGCTTTCCTTGTAGCATTGTTGCTTGTTGTGCCTGTTATCACAATAGACTGCCCTTGTTCAAATCCATCTATATCAAATCGTGCCTGTTGCCATGAAATGTAATCATCAGAAGTTCCACCATCAACAAAGGATATATCACTACTCCCCACACTTACAGCTTTGATAATATTTGGAGTGTTAGAAACAAAAATATAAATTCCACATAACTTTTCAAGAGAACCAAAGTATGCATAATCATTCACATTATTAAACAACCCTGCAATGTTTATTGCATTATATGAATAAGATTGGTATTTTAAACTTAACGCTTTATATGTTTGAGCTTCAGCAATAGGAACTAAACCTCCATCCCAAACATTCTCCATAGGCTTCCAATCTCCAGTGTAAACAACTTGTGCTATTGAAACTGTTGCATCCAACTGGACTGAGACATTGAAACGATACCAATAACCTGTTCTGCCAAACTGAAAGTGAGGGATTTCATCAGATGGGTGAGTCCATGTGATTGTTCCTGACTTGCCTAATGTTAGACCACCTGTTGCAGATGTTCCGTCAGACATACCAGCCATAGATGCCCATGTTCCATCTGACTTCCAATACTGTCCTGCTAAAACTGAGGCTATACTGTTAAGATTTACCATTGTAATCGTTAAGGAGTTTGCTGGAACTTCTGTGCAAACATAAATAGCATTAAAAGCTGCAAGGGTGTTCAGGGAGTTAAGAACTGCAACTCTTGAAGTGTCTGAGTCTGTTACCTCATTGGTGTAATCTTCTCCAATTTCAGGGATGATTGGAATTGTAGCAGAACCTTTATAAACGTGGAAACCTTTAATCATCTGTCCTGCTCCTGCATAAACCTGATGTCCTCTCTTTCCATCAGAATAGATTAAATAATCATCTATGATTGAAGCTGATGCCACTTTGGTGCTTGCCAATACTGCTAAAACCTCTGTGCCAAAGTTGCCTGTTGTGGCTGTTGGTGGTGCATTTGTGGCTTTGTAAACTGCACCATCAGCCCTCTGGGCATAGAAATTATGATTTCCTGCCTTGTCAACCTGTTGAAAAACAGAGAAAATTTCCTGTGCAGAGTCAGTTGTGGTGTGAAGTCTTGCTTGACCCATTCGGGACTTAAACCCTGGGTGCATATCTCTGAGATTGTTCTTGTCAGAAAAACCACCTGTGAGCAAAGCTCTCTCTACAGCTTTATTTACCCCACCAGCAAATGGAACTCTTTTGGGTGGTGTTTCAACAATCTTGCCAGATTTGCTTGTGTATCCTATCATTAAAGTTCACCTTCCTTTGTGAGTTCTGCTATTGCCATGGTTCTTAATATCTCCTGCATTTTGTTAGTAATCTTTCTCTCTTTTTCCTGTAAATCTTTTTGTTTCACTTCTTTTGCAATATCTTCAGGTGTTTTCACATACTCAACAATCTTGCCGTCTTTGATTATGTGTTTCACACCATTAGCTTCGCCTTCCATAACAAATTCATCTTTGTTCGCCTGCATCTCTATCATGTCATCAGGACACATGCCTGTTCTTAAAATCTTACCCGTTTGATTGTAAACAATAAATCTTTTCATTTTTTAGTGTGCAAAAGATACAAATAACGTTTTTTAACTTGCGCATCGCCAGTAGGTGTTATATGTAGAGAATATTCCTGAGTTCCTGCAGAAGGAACATCATTTGCTACAAACGAGATATTACCTATTGCCTGAACTGTGCCAAAATCTGCTATCTGACTTGCACCCCTCTGTAATGTTACCAAAGCAACAGAAGTAGCTTCAGTTTTGTAAAAAGCAGCATCTATTTTAACTGGTGTTCCTCCCACACATGCTATTGTAACAATTTGCACAGGAGTTTTATTGCCAGAAGTGCATACGATTACATCTGGACTAAAAGCACTTGCAGCAGCAGTTACTGCACCATCTGCAATTTTGGGTGTGGTTACCACTAACTCTCCTATCTTTGCAGTCCCAACTGTTAAGTCTGCTATTTCTGCTCCTGCAGCCGTAATTGCACCCACAGCTATCTTCCCTGCTACAATAGCTCCTGCAGCTATCTCGCTTGCCCCTATAGCACCTACAGCTATCTGTCCTGCTGTTATAGTGTCTGCTGCAATCTCAGTTGCTGTAATTGTCCCTGCTGCAATCTTTGCTGCTGTTACTGCATTAGCTGCAAGTTTTGGGGTGGAAATGGCAAGGTCAGTAATTTGTGTTTCAGTAATTTGACCTGTAATGTCTGATGTAGGAACAGCTACTGACCATCCTGTTCCAGTATCTCTATAAAGTTTATTATCTGTTGTAAGAAATACTACCCTTCCCTGTGTTCCTGCAGTAGGTAATGAACTCACAATCTCCACAGGTTTAATTCCCTGTGCAAACTTTGCAGTGGTTATCATTGCATCTTTAATTTTAGCTGTGAGCACAGCTCCATCTATGATGTTTTCAGAACTTATTGCGTCTGGGGCAAGATGCTTTCCTGTAACTGCGTTGTTCTCAAGAGTGTAATAATTTGCATTAGGCGCAATTCCAGCAAGTTTGGTCTGTTCAGTCCCTGTAAAAGCCTTGTTGGTTCTGCCATTTTTCAAATCATCAAATGTTTGTAGTGGACACGGGTCAGCCATTTGTTTCATCTCCTTTTATCATTTCTGTTCTTTCCATGTGTCTGTTGCATCAGTTTGGGACTTGAATGTGTCTGTAACACCTTTCTTCTTTGTCCATGTGTCAGACACTCCTTTCTGTTTACTCCATATACCTAAAAAAAGGCTTGAAAGTGAAGCAACAAAACTTTCAATAACAGACATTACTACGAAATAGACTCGTTGTTTTATAAAAGATGGAACACAAACCACAATTGATGCAATAGTTCTATAAAAAGTTGTAATTTTGCTTATCACAATCACACAATTTGCAATAAGTGAGAAGGTCTTAGACACCTTTTTAACCAGATTTATAACACTGCTTTCCAATATAGACAACGGTTTGCTCAGTTTCTTCATCATACTTACATAACAAACATTCCCACCTGCCTGATAAACTTCGTTGTCATAAAATATCTCGTCGTAAATTGCACTGATAGTTTGTGATACTGATAGTGTTTTAAACATTTTCTTGATAAAACCAGCAACAGAAGTCTCCACTACTGATAGAAACTTACCAATCTTTCTGGTAAATGCTGGCACACCAATTTCTATAACTGACAGTGTTTTAAACCAACCCTTAATTAGACCCATAATACTACTTTCTACTACTGACAGAACTTTGAAACAACCCTTGATTAATGAAATGGTTGATGTCTCTGTAACTGTCAGAGTTTGAAAAGAAAGATGGAGTGTTTCATCATAAGCCAACTGGTCATATCGGGGAGAGTCAAACACGATTTTTCCTCCTCAACGCCATGCCGAAAGCCTTTTTCTTTCCATTAAAGTTCATCTCAATATCTCCTATAATGTCTGAATTATCTCGTTCATCATAACAGCATGTGACCATTGAACCAAGAGTATGAAACTCCCCCAGCAATATCTTGATTTACCCCAGTCAACATTTCACTTCACTTCCATAATGTCTGAATTATTGTATCCACATTATCCTATGCTGTCCTTTTCCACATATAAACCACTATATATGGTTGAAGGTTATTATGTGCGCCACTACCACCTGTTGATCCAGAAGCACCAGCAGTATCTCCTGGAATATTATAATCGATACCAGAAGTTGAGCTAAGGTCGCTTCTTGCGTTTAAATGAGTATGTGCTGGCATTTCAGCGATAGTTAAAGTATGAGTCTTTGTTCCTCCAATTTCCTCAACAAGGTCAAACTCAGTCTGTAATGTATCAAGACCAACCATAACCCTGCCAGCCCCAAATGCAACCCAAGTTCCAATGCCAAAAAGTGTGCCAGGGTTTGTAGCGACAACTGAAGTGTAGATTGAGCCGACAGGATAGACTGCATTTATAATGCCAAGCGTTTCCATCTGTGCCGCTGCATTAGCACCAGCAATTAAAGCCCTGCCTGCTGCTGTTATAGCTCCCTCCGCCCATGTATCAACACCAGTCGTATAAGCCATCTTATCTGCTGCTGTGCCAAGTCCAGCGATGCTGGTTAAGGTTGCATCGGATGCTTGTTTACCATCAATCTGTGTCTGAATGGCAGAAGTTACACCATCAACAAAATTAAGTTCTGTCCCAGTTGGAAGCACTGAAACTGCACCAAGCGTGAATGGGGTTGGGATGGTTACTGTGCCAGTAAAGGTTGGAGAGGCAAGGTCTGCCTTCCCAGTCTGCAATTCTGTAACATGTGCCGCAATAACTCTTAATTCAACCACAGTCCCAGAAGCATGACCTGCGGCAGAAGTTCCATCATAACCTCTGGTTAAGGATGTAAAAGCGTCTGTAGTTCTTGTGCCAACCAGAATCCTTTCGTCTTCTATTGTAACAACAAAATTAGAAGCAGGGAATAAAGCTCCCCCACCAGCCGCCACACTTAAAGAAGTATCTGCAGCCAGTATTGATGCAGCCAGTGATGACTTTGCTCGGTTTGTAACTTGAAGGTAAGCCATATCAATACCTCCTCTTAGGTTATTTCACAATCTATTGTGAATTGTATTATGTCGTTAATTGCTAATGGAATACCTGTAAAGTCTCCATGAATTATCAAAGTCCCAACAGTGGCAGCTGTAAAATTCCCAGCATTGGTGATTGTCTGAGTAGACGCAGAAGTTATAGATGCCACCCACCTAATTTTATCTGCTGCAGGTTGTGTTCTGGTTGCCACCACTCTTGCTTCAGCTGCCTCTACGAATAAAGTGGTGTCCGCTTTTGCTGCAGTTCCTGCTCCAGTTCCCCAACCAACATAATCACCAGTTGTCTGAACCGTCTCATCCAGTTTGTCAACAATCCATCCCTCTCCAGCACTTGTTAAAACTGTAGCCATTTAATTATCCTCCTAATTAATGAATTTTTTGTTTTGGAAATCACACCCAAGTTTTCCCATTTGCCTGTTTTAGCTCTGAAAATTCTTGCTGAAATTGTGGAATTTTTATTTTTGGCTATTATTTGCATTGTCTGTTCTCCTTGTGTTATTTACTATTCACTTCGTATTACTCACCATTATTAGTATATTCAGCACTTCATCTCTTCTTTACTTTAATACTAATCTCTCTCCACACCATTCAGAAACCAAAAGTATTTCAGTTGCTCTCAAAGTAGGCTCTATTGAGATACTCCATACTATTGCTATCGTCCAGTGAACTATTGCCATTGTTACAAGAGCAGGTCTGATTGATGCTCTCCAGTTTGCAACCCAACCACTCACCTTACCCTCAATCACATCTCTATTAAACCATCCAGTCTTTGTAGTAGTCCACTTTGCCAGCGCCTCTATGTAAGCAGGTAGGACTTCTGGCTTTGTGGTTGCAAGACTCCCGATGGTTCTTTCAGGACTATCCTGCTCACCTTTGATAAACTTCTTCTTCACAAAGTCAAATACAGGTGGAAGAACCAATCCACCAAGTGCCATAATTGCATCTATTCCAAATATCATCATGACCTCCCATTGTTGTCTATACTATAATGATTTCCGTCACCAAACCCCCCACCCCATCTACATAAAGGATGTAAGGATTCCCAAAACACCCCAAAAGGTTTATGTGCTTCTGTGTTGGTTAAATATGCACCTTCTTTTGTAAATAGGTTTATATCAATGGCAAGACGAGCATAATGGTTTGAGTTTATTTTATGTCCGTCTCTTGCCCATAAATCCCCACCTGTTGTATGATACCCTTTATGCATCTCATCAAGCAATTTTGGGATAAGGGTCATGAAAAGACTCTGCTTTTCTCTTAGTGTCATTTTAACCCCCTAATGTCATCATGTAAGGCGTTTAACTTATCAATTAATCTGGATTCAAGACCAGATATTTTCTCAATCAAAACTTCAAAATGATTACCAGGATTACTTTTCCTGTTCTCTAAATATTTCCACACAATTCTAACAAGAATTTGAGTTCCTACAACACCACCTAC